CACGTCGTCCTCGATCCTGCCGAAGTCGATCACGTCGCCCTCGGTCTCGGTGAGCAGGCCCAGCTCGCGCCAGCCGTGGTATTGCGCGTTGCGGCCATCCTCGATCGCCTGGCTCGGCAGATAGTAGGTCCCGAAAAAGTAGTAGTGCGTGACGCCGTCGATCTCGCGCTCGAAGAGTCGCATCTTGGCGGCGATGTCGACCTTGCTCGCGAGGTCGAGTCCGATCTGGCAATACTCGCCCTCGAAATCCTCGATCTTCATTTCCGGATCGGTGCAGCGCTCCCATACGCGCATGTCCATCCAGGCAACGTCGGCGTTGACCCAGAGATCGAGGTGCTTGGTCAGAAACGTCGGCTGCGCGCTCGGCAGCTGCATCGCCTTCGTCGCCAGCCGCGCGATGTGCAGCGGGTCGACCGAGACGTCCCAATTCGGGTTGGCCTTCCGCCAGCTCGCCTCGGCGGTCCAGTCGTCGCCCTCGTCGACCGTGTAGATGATGCCGAAGGCGGTCTCGTCGGTGGCCACGCCGTCGAGCAGCTTCAGGATGTAGCCGCGCACTTCGTAGCAGATGCCGGCGCGGTTGCTGCCGGCCGTCGTGATGACCACGAGCATCGGCTGGTCGCGCTTGCCCATGCCGGTCTCGACCACGTCGTAGACCGCGCGCGTCTTGTGCGCGTGCAGCTCGTCGATCGCGACGAAGTGGACGTTGAGGCCGTCGAGCGAATCCTCGTCCGAGGCCAGCGGCTTGAACGTGCTGGCCGTTCGTTCCTGCGTGATCGCGTTGGTGAGCACGTTGATGCCGCGCGACTGGCGCAGCGCCGGCAGCTTCTGCGCCATCTTGGCCGCGCCGCCGAAGACGATCTTCGCCTGATCGCGCGTGACGGCCGCGCTGTAGACCTCGGCGCCGGCCTCGTGATCGGCGGCCAGGGCGTAGAGCGACAGGCCCGACAGCAGCGCCGACTTGCCGTTGCCGCGCGGGACCTCGAGATAGATCGAGCGGAAGCGCCGCTTGTCCTTCAGCTTGCCCGACTTGTAGAGCCAGCCGTAGCCGGTGGTGACGATGAAGATTTGCCACGGCTCCAGGCGCAGCAGCTCGTGGGCGCGCGCGAGCGGCCCCTTGATGTGCGGCAGCAGCTCGAGGAACCGGCACGGCCGCGACGCGGCCTCGGCGTCGAAGCGATATCCCCAGCCGCGCGTGCGCTGGCGCGCGAGGTCGCGGCGCTGGCGCTTGCACGCGAGCTTGACCCATTTGCACGCAGGCTCGCGCCCGCTCAGAACGTCGGCGCAGTATTTTTTGGCGATGCCGACGTAGTCGCGATCCACGCTAGAAATCGTCGAACGGGTTGGTGCTGCCCTCGCCGCCGTCGAGCGCCACGCGCGTGCGGCTCGACGGCGTGAAGCCCATCTCGGCGGCGGCCTTCAGCATGATGGCCGCTTGCTTGTTCAGGATCGAGAGCGAGGGGTGTTGCATCATCTCGCCCGACTTCGTGAGCACGACCGTGGCGCTCGTGGCGACTTGGCGAGCCGCGTCGCTGTGGAGCCATGCCGCGATCGACCAGACGGCCAGGACGCGGAGGTCGATGTGTTTCAGCAATCCGGCCGGCGCCGCCGCGATGGCCTGCGTCCAGAACGGCAGCGCGGCCGCAGGCAAGTCGCCGGGCGGCTCGAACAGGTCGCCTTGCGGCTTCGGCTCACGTCGATTGATCGCCCGTTTTCCGGGGTTGCCTTCCAATAGCTTCAGGTGCGTCGGCAGGGGCTTGCGGCCCTTCATCGTTCCGTCCTTCTGGCAAGCGAATAGCGACCAAACGCCTGCCGATTTGTGCCGAAAAATGGGTGCCCATAAACGGGGCCTACGGGGGTTCCTCGGGCCGCCCCCTCATGATCCACCATGGCCGCGCCGAGGCGTCCCACGGGGCTAAAAACCGGGTTACCGGCGATCTCCCCGGGTTTCCCGACTTCCGATCCGGGGGCCGATTTCCGGCCGATTTTCGCGAAAAGCCGAATTGCTCAATGCTTAGAATGGTTTACCTGACCGGCAAAAAAAGCGCATCCCAATGTCAATTTAATGCTGAATTGACTAGATTATCTCTCCGGAAAGCCTATCTTCCTCTTACGCAATCGGCGCGGGCAAAAGCCCAGTCGAAACAACTAGAAGGAATAGACCTATGACCACCAACGCAATGACCCCGGTTCTGGCCCTCGTCGCGAAGCTGCCGGCCTCCAACCCCATCCGGAAGGCCTACGAGGCGGCCCTCGAAATCCAGAGCGACTATGTCGCTCGCGGCAAGCTGGCGTGGAAGTCGCGCCGCGCCGCGAAGTCCGCCTCGAAGCGGATTGTCGCAAACGGCCGCAAGGCGGCCCCCAAGGCGAAGACGGTCAGCAAGTAGACGCTTCCCCCTGCCGGCCCCTCGGGGCCGGATTTGGGAAGTGCCTGCGACTGCAGAAAACCCGCAAAGGAAAAAGTCCTATGACCCGCCAGTTCAAGATCGCGTTTCCCGACTTCCCCGAGGCCGACATGCCGGCGATCCCCGAAACATTCGTCGACATCTCGTGGCACAACGACACCAGCCCGAGTTTCGAACACGCGCAGGGCTATCGCCTGTTCGTCGACTACGCGAACGACGCGGCCCGTGAGTTTCCGGGCGGCAAGCGGTTCACGCTGTACCCGCTGAATGAGGCTGGCGAGCAGGGTGCCGAACTCGTCGAGACGGACGACTGGTCCGAGATGCTGGCCGCACTGGCCGACCGTGATCTGACCTGAGAGGCCCCTTCCCCTTGCGCCCGCCACGGCGGGCGACTTGGGAAGCGACCCCGCTTCGAACCTCGAAAGGATCGACCTGTGAACATCAAGTTTGAGAAGAACGAAATCGTCATTCGCATCCCCGTTGCGAAGGGCGCGCACTACCCGCTGTCGAAGTCGGGCAAGACCCGGCTGGTCGCCACCACTGGCAGCTTCAAGGATGTGGACGGCTCGCCCGTCGACAAGCTGCGGGTGTCCGTCAACGTGATCTGCGGCCTGGGCGAGTAGAGGACCCCGCCCCTTGCCGGCCCGCACGTCGGGTCGGACTCGGGCAGCGCCCTCGAAGCTGCGAACCAGAAAAGGAAATCGACCTATGAAAAATCTCTCGACCCGCCGCCATCGCGGCCCGACGCCGGCCGGCCTGTTCGCGCAGCCGCCCACGACCTGGGACACGTTCGCCCAGCGCCAGCCGATCGCGGCCGGCTGGATCGCCGCCAACCCCGAGAACGATTTCGCCGCGAGCCTGCGCGCCTCGGTCCTGCGCTACGGCAGCCTGAGCGAGCGGCAGCTGGCCGCCGTCCTTCGCAACGCGGCACCGCGCGCCGCCTCGGTCGTGGTCGACGTGGCGAAGATCGTCACGGCCCTACAGACCGCGCGGGACCGCGGCTTGAAATCTCCCTGCCTTCGCCTCGGCGACTTCCGCTTCAGTCTCGCCGCGCCAACCAGCATCAATGCGGGCGCGGTGTATGTGAAGACGAACAAGCCGGCCGCCGAAAACGCCTATCTCGGCAAGGTGGTCGACGGCCGCTTCGCTCCCTCGCGCGACTGCACGCCCGAGCACTCGGCCGAGATCGCGCGGCTCGCGGCGGATCCTGCCAGCTCGGCCAAGGTTCACGGCCACATGACCGGCCGGTGCGCCTGCTGCGGCCTGCCGCTCACGACCAAGGCCAGCGTAGCGCGCGGCATCGGTCCGATCTGCGCAGAAAAATTCGGCTTCTGACCGCGAGCCCTTCCCCTTGCCGGCGCACGTCGCGCCGGACTTGGGAAGCGCCTTCGCTTCACAACGCAAAAGGAAATCGACCTATGGAACCCGAAGTGATCAAGCCAGCCACGACCACGCCCGCGCCCGACAAGCCGGGAACGTCAATCAGCGTCGAGACCGTCGCCAAGCTGGAGACGGTCACGCTCAAAATCGCGAGCCTGCGGGCCGCGCTCCTGTGCACCGTCAACGAGGAGACGTGCCCCTATCTGAACGGCGTCTATCTGCATCGCACGGCGAACGGTTTCGTCCGCGCGGTGTCGACCGATGGGCACCGCCTGCTGATGGCGAACCTCTATCGCGAAGCCGCCGACCAGCCCGGTCCGGCCTGGCTCTCGCTCGGCGTCATCATCTGCGCCGACCAGCTGGCCGCCCGGCTCTCGCTGATCGAGAAGACGCAAGGCGCCGAGAAGGGGCAGGCCGTGGTCACCATCGCGTTCGCCAAGGGCGCGAAGCATCTCGAGATCAGCGATCACTCGCGGGCCTCCGTCTTTCGCGACCAGCCGGTCGACGGCACGTTCCCCGACTACGAGCGGCTTGTCGGCAGCTTCGGCGGCACGTTCGATGACGGCGACGTCGGCGAGTTCAAGCCGACCGCCTTCAATCCGTCTTTCCTGAAAACGGTCGGCGAGGTCGCGGCGAAGCTCGGCAGCGAAGCCGTCTCGGCCTACGCCATGCCGGACCGCGTGATCGAGACCCCGGCGAAGGACGGCAAGCCGGCGAAGGTCGAGCGCCTGAAGTCGCCGACGATGTTCACGTTCGGCGGCATCGGCGTGGCCATGATCGTCATGCCGCACAACGGCGTGGCGCCGATGAATGAGGCTGACCGCGCCATCCTGGCGCCGGCGATCAAGTCGAGCCTGGCGGCACTGAAGGCCCACGAGACGCGCAACCGCGTCGCGGCCGGCAAGCTGACCGGACCCGCGAAGGTCGCCGCGCTCGCGAAGGCGGACGAGTTCAAGGCCAAGATGGCGGCGCTGGTCGAGCGCGCCGGCACCGGCACGGTGGCCAAGGCGCTCGATGCGCCGAAGCCCCCGCCGCCGCCTCCGCCGCCGCTGAACGTGGCGGACGCACTCGGCAAGGGACCGGTCGAGAAGCCGACACTCTCGCAGCTGGTCGACGCGAAGGCGAAGAACGGCAGCAGCGCGCAGGCCGCGAAGGCCCCGAAGGCGAAGAAGGCGAAGGGCTGAAATATGTGGGGCGCTGCGGGAGGTAAGTCCCGAAGCGCCCCGAGTTGATCTGTCGACCTATGAAAACCAACAGGAGATGAAGATGGCGAACGTTACTCTGGAACACAAGCCCCATGCTGCCGCTGCCAATGGTGCGGCCGCCGCCCTCGCGACGACGCGGAAGGGCCAGATCAAGGATGGCTGGCTGATCGACCTCAGCTATGTCGCGGTCCCGCACTACTGGACGTGGCCGATCGCCTGCACGAAGGGCGTCTATGCGACGCTCGTGTCGAGGGGCATCGACCCGAAGAAGGAGCGCGAGAGCGGCGAGACGTATGCGACCCGCATCCGTCAGTTGCTGTCGTGCACCTGGAAGGTGGCGGGTGAGCTCACGCGGGCGAACCCGAAGCCTTTCGACACGACCACGATGCGCTTCATGGCGACGACCGATGCCAGCCAAAGCTGGATCGTGCTGCGCGCGGCGCGCGGTGACGACGGCGAGCCGGTGCTGACCATCATGTTGGCGTACGAAAGCTGACCGAGCGGGCGGCGCGGCGGTGGCCGTGTCGCCCTCCTCGACCCCTCTCCCCCTCAATCAAATCAGCATTAAGCAACAGGAGCCTCCAATGGCCGTCATGAAGACCCCGATCTCGTGGACCGACTCGACCTGGAACCCGACAACCGGCTGCACGAAGGTCAGCAGCGGGTGTGACAACTGCTACGCCGAAGCGCTCGTGCATCGCTGGGGTGCCGACTTCTCGAAGGTCGTCGAGCACGAGAAGCGACTGTCGCAGGCGTCGCAGCTGTTCACGCCGTTGCGCGTCGATGGCCGCCTCGTGCCGCGCCGCGTATTCGTCAACAGCATGTCCGACTTGATGCACGAGCAGATCACGGACGCCTTCAAGCATCGCTGCCTCGACGCGATGGAGGCCAACCCGAAGACGATCTTCCAGCTCCTCACGAAGCGGCCGATGACGCTGCGGCGCATCGTCGAGGAGCGCTACAAGGCGAGCGGCGTGCCGGCCCACATTTGGCTCGGCGTCTCGGTCGAGGACAATCGAGTCCGGGGTCGCGTCGACCAGCTGCGCGGCCTGAAAGACTCGGTCGGTCCCTTCACCGCGTTCCTCTCGGTCGAGCCCCTGCTCGGCTCGCCCGACCGTCACGACTACACGGCGATCGACCAAGTCCTGATCGGCGGCGAGAGCGGACCGAAGGCGCGCGACATGGACGTGGCCTGGGCGCGGACCTCGCGCGACCTCGCACGCCAGGCCGGCGCCGCGGTCTGGTTCAAGCAATTCGGCAAGTGGTCGAACAATCCGCTGTATCGGGAGAGCAATTCCCCGCTGCACATCGAACGAGTGCGACACGCGATCAATCGCGGCGAGAAGAAAGCCGAGATCGTCGAGCGCACGACCAAAGGGCCGAAGCCGAAACCGTATCTCGCCGTCGATGGCGAGAAGGGCGGCGCGACTCTCGATGGGCAGGTGCTGCACGAGTACCCGCCCCACTTCCATCAGCTGTCGCGCGACCTCGCGGGCCAGCTGCTCTAGCCGACCAACCCCAAAAGGAACCGACCTATGACAATTCTCACGCGCGTTCAAAAGCCGTCGACCAAACTCTATTCGATCAAGTTCGTGGTCGAGGGGCGCGGGCAATTCCCGATCGACATGCTCCGGTACGATCAATGCTACCCCGACTCGCAGGACGACTCGGCCGCCATTGGCGACGGCTACGTCGGCAGCACTCGCCGCGCCGTCCTGTGCACGGACAACGTCAATATGAATTGGCAGCCGAACGTCGCTCGCTGGGCGTCGTTCAACTGGCGCGTCCTGTCGGAGGGCGCGCTGGATCAGCCGCGCTTGATCGACGATGGGAGCACGTCATGAACATGATCCGAAACCTGCTGGCCATCGTCATCGCCTTGGCCGTCGCTGGCTGCGAGCCCGCCCGTTATCCGTGGTTCGCGAAAGAGGGCGCGACGTTCGACCAGCAGCAGAAGGACGAATACGAATGCGAGCGCGAGACGCGGACCGCCCGATTCGAAAGTCATTTTGCAATGGCAGACTTCGCCATCCGCTGCATGTCCGTTCGCGGCTACACGCTTCATCGCTGAGCCAGCAAGGGAAATCGACCGATGACCGCGACCATGAAAATCGATGCCGACGTTCTCGCCATCCTGCGCGCCATGAAGGTGGACGGCCTGACCGCGACGCTGCCGCCCGGCCAGCTGCCGCGCAATTTCTACGAACGGGTCGACAAGGTGCTGAAGGCGCTCGGCGGGAAGTGGAACCGCAAGAGCGGCGGCCACGTCTTCGCCCGCGACCCTCGACCGCTGCTCGGCCAGTCGATCGACGACGGCACCGCGACGGACGAGAAGAAACTTCACGGCCGCTTCTACACGCCGCCCGAGATCGCGCGGCGCATGGTGATGGAGGCCGACCTGCGCGCCGGCCTGCGCATCCTCGAGCCGTCGTGCGGCGACGGCCGACTCATTCGGGCGATCGGCGAAGTCCTGTCGCTCGACGATGAGGCCGACGTGCTCGGCGTCGATATCGACAGCCACGCAATGGACGCGGCGTGCGCCGAGTTCCTGAGCGCAACTCGACGGCGCTCGCCGTCATTCGTGGTCGGCGACTTCCTCGAGTTGGAACCCGCGCCCGCGTTCATGTTCGACCGCGTGCTGATGAACCCGCCTTTCGCGAAGGGCGCGGACCTCGCCCACATTCGCCACGCGCTAAGTTTCCTGAAACCCGATGGCGTGCTGGTCGCCCTCTGCGCGGCCGGCACGAGGCAACGGCAGTTCGTCGCCGAGCACGCCGGCAGCTGGGAAACGCTGGCCGCCGACTCGTTCAAGGCCGAGGGCACCGGCGTCAACGTCGCGATGGTGATGCTGCGGCCAGCGCTGGCTCCGAAAAAGGCCCGCGCCATCAAGTCAACATCGTCCGCGCCGCTGCTGGAAATGCTTTCCCGGCTGGCGTAATATCCGATTAACCGCAAAGGAAAAAGACCTATGACCGACGTTGTGACCCTGGACATGCTCGGCGAGATGATGCGCCGGTCGCTCGACGAGCACCGCCTCACGCGCGAAGACGTGCGCGAGATCAAGCGCCGGCTCGGCATCATGGAACAGCACCTGCTGCTAAGCCTCGGCACGGCGGCCGGCGCCGACGGCCGGATCGACAATTTGAGCGAACGGGTCGAGCGCATCGAGCGCCGCCTCGAACTGCGTGAGGGTTGAGCCATGGCCGACGTTGTGACCCTTGAGATGCTCGGCACGTTGATGCACCGGATGCTCGACGATCAGCGCGCGATGGGCATCAAGCTTGACCGCGTGATCCGCGAGATCCAGGCGCTCAAGCAACATTCGGTAGCGACCAACGAGCACCTTCTCGCGGTGCGCAAAGACGTCGCCAACCTCGACGAGCGGATGGCGCGAACCGAGACGCGTCTCGCGCTGCGTGAGGAGGCTTAGCCATGGTGACGCGCCCGAAGCGCCCGACGAAGTTCGTGCATCCGCTCGGTCTGTCGAAGATCGAGTGGGGCGTGATCCAGGGCGCGCTGCAGTCGCAGACCCGTTTCGGAATTAAGGATTTCCTGCCGAACCCCGGCAAGCCGACACAGAACGCGATCAAGCGGCTTGTCGACCTGGGCTACCTCACGCTCTCGAAAAGAAAGCCGGTGAGCTTCAGCGGGCCGCCGTGGCTGGTCGTGAGGCTCACGAAAAAGAACCTCGAAAAATACAACGCCGCCATCGACGCCGCCGCGAAGACGAAGGCGGGTGCGTCGTGAGCAAGCCTGATGTTCTGGTGCGCCTCACGCTGGCTCAAGCTGATGCGCTCCTCTTTGCCTGTGCCGGCGCGCTGGCGGAGCCGGCCAACTTTGAACTCGGCTCCGGCGATGAACGCACGGAAGCCCCGCTCAAACGAGCGCGCGACAAAATCATCGCTGCACTTCAACGATCCGCCATCAAAGGAGAGACACCATGACCGCATTTTTGATCACGATGACCCAAGGCAGGGACTTGCTGCACCTCTATCCGTTCGAGGTCGAGGCCACGGACGAGGCCGACGCGCGACGCAAGGCCGACAATCACATGACACGCTGGCGCAACTACATCCTGCCCGGCGCCGTCGGCGGCGTGCCGCGGCGCTGGGAGATCGAGAGCGTCGCGGCCTTCGACCGCCCTCCTCTGACCAGGAGCAACCATCGCGCTGGCGCGCCCGACGTCGATAACCCCGTGGCCATCAGCCTCGGTGACTTGGTCATCGCCCGCCTGACCATGGATCGCTTCATCGAAGGTCGCTCCGATCAGACGATGCGCCTTGCAAGCGACGACGCGCGGCTGACCGCACTCGACGGCCGTGAGTTCGTCGGCCCTCCCGGCGTGTGCGTCAGCGACGCGCTCGCCGCCGTCAGGGCGGAGATCGGGTCATGACCTTTACGATCAGATCTTGGAACAACACCGCTCCCGAGATTGTCGCGGACTACGCGGCGGCCGTCGCGATCGCCAAGCGCCGGGCAGCCGCCGAAGGCAGCCTGGTGACGCTGACGAACGACGGCGTTGAAGAAACCTGCAACGTGCTTCCCGATGGGTCGCTCGGAAAGTGGCAGGACACCGACCGCGACTTTGATCGCGATGAGCAGGGAGAGACGTCATGAACTATCGCAAGATCGCCGAGGCCGCCGGCTACTACATCCGCGAAGGCGCCTATCAGGGCACCACAGACGACCGGCTGGGCCGCTGGTACGTCGGGCGCGAGGATCACCCCTTCCAGCCGCACGGTGCCGGCCATGCCACCCAGAGGGCCGCTTGGGAAGCTGCCGCCGAACTCGTGCGGGAAGGCTGAGCCATGACCTGCAGCACGATCTACTTTCTCGACGGCAACGTCGCCACCGATGGTGTGCAATCCCAGAAGGCGTGCGACGCCACCATCACCACCGCACGCCGCATCGCCGCAGACCATCGCCGCAGCGTCGTGGTCGAGGATCGCGGCACCGAGGAGTGCTACCGCGTCACACCGTCCGGTCGCATCTGGCGGGCTCCCAAGGGCTGGGGCGCCCCATCGTGGGCCACCGGCGAGGAGGGCTGAGCCATGACCACCTACACGATGTCGATTTTCCGCGACGGCGCCGGCGAGCAGGTCGAGCACTACACTGACATCGAGGCCGCGATGGCCCGTGTGGCGCACCTCGTGGCGCCGCGATCCGACACCTGCACTCTGCCGACCGAGACGCGCTGGGATGGCACGGGTGCTGTCGATCAGGTCAGCATCCACATCCCCTGCCCTCAAATGGTCAAGCGCAACGATGCGCCGGACTGGAAGCGCCGGCACTCGGCCGACAAGCACGCGTGGTGGGCGCAGTACTTTGCGTTTCCCGCCGACCTGTACCAAATCACCATCAATCGCACTGCGCGCTAAGGGATCGAAGCCATGAGCAGCAGCAAGACGACGCAGCGCAAGCGTGCGCGCGGGACCATGCTGATCTATGACCCCGGCACGGCCACGCCCGAGGCCAGCCCGCTGCAGCGCCCGCCCAGCCTGCCCGATATGCAACGCATCGTCGGCGGCTATATCGAAGCGGTGCCGTTCTTCGACTCGATCGAGATCGAGGGGAAGGTCGTGCGCTGCGTCGTCTTCGTGAACGAGGAGGGCAAGCTGTCGTCGCGCTGGAACGGAACCGAGCGCGGGCCGCTGGCCATCAATCGCGCGGCGACCCTGTTGTGGGAAGCCGCGTTGCAACGCGTCGTGCCACCCCGTTCGCTGCGCCGTGGTAACGACGCGCTGGACGTGATCGCCGGCCCGGCACTCGTGCTCACGGGCGACGACGATTTCATGGAGGCTCTGTGATGACCGATCAGCAGCAGCAACCCAAGACGCGCGGCCAGCTCGACTACGAGCGCGCCCTCGCGCGGCAGCCGAACTATCACAACGGCGGACCGCGCCCGACCTGGGAGAAGCTCGACGACCTCGCGCGCTGGTCGTGGGAGCGCGACGGCGGCGCGATCGAGAAGCCCGCATCGTGACCCGCGAAGCGGACGTGGCCCGGCTGCGCGCGATGGTCATGGGCGCCAAGCCTGTCCCGGCATCGTCGGCGATACGCGACTGGTTCGACGCCGTGGCGCTGCCGACGCTCAAGGCTCAGGCTCTCTCCGAGCTGTGTCGCCGCGACCATTTCCCGCCGCGCCTGATCGGCTACATGGAGGACGGCGGCACGGTCCCGGTCGACGTCGCCGACGCAATGGGCGGCACGTTCGGCGACGCGCGCACCAAGAACGCTGCGGCTTTTGTGCACAAGCTCACCGCGCTGCTGCCCGGATGCAAAGCATCGGTGCTGTGCGTCGAGACGTGGGCACTGTCCGCCACGCCAGCCGAACCACTCGATAGCATCGCCAAGCATCCCGACCGCGAGGAGGCAGTGATGGTCAATATGCTGCACCACGATCACAAGACCGGCGGGCTGATGCAGCTGGTCGCCCTTCTCAAAGTGATCAAGGTGTTGTCTGCCAACCCGACTGCGACGACGTGGGCCGGCACAAAATTCGGCGAGTGCTCAATCGTCGATCCGATGGCGACGGCGGGACGCTTCTCCGGACGCTTCACCGTGAGAGACGCATGAGCGACATGACGCGCGGCTACCAATGATGACGGCACACGATACGCTGGTCGAACAGTTCGCCAGGATTATCCTCAAGACGGAGTTGGAAGAGGCGGCCGTTGACTTGGTCGCCGAAGGCAAGGCCGACGCGCGCACGACAGCGATGGCCGCGCTGAGCGGAGTCGAGAAGAACTGGCGTCTGCGCGTGCCGCTCGCGCGCGCCATCCTGCAGGCGATCGATGCGGCCGGGTTCAAGTTGGAACCGCCATCGAAGCGCTGAGGAGCGGCGTGAGCGATGACGAACGATCCAACCGTGGAACGAATGGTCCGCTCGCTTCGCGCCCACGGCGTCGAGTACGGGACGCCCGAGTTCGAGGCACTGCTGCGCCTCGCCATCAGGTCCATGTCGGTCGAGGAAGTCACCGCGATCCTGCGCGGCGAGGCTCAACCCCGCTCGGACAGTGGCAGCCCTTCGAGCACGAGACCGAAATAGAGCACGCGGCTGGCGCTCTTGCCCCTCGCCCGCCATGCGCGGACCAACTTCGATTTCATTTTCCGACAGAGCCCGCCGAGCGCGCGGTCGACCAGCTCGTCGTGCGATGACGCGAGCCCCGTCGAGTGCGCGCGCAGTCCCGCGAGATAGGCGAACGCTTTCGGCGCGTCGCCCATTTTCAATTTCATGTTCGAGCCGTCCGTGAGACAGAGCCCGACGCGCTCGCCCGGCTTGACCAGCCGGCGCGCGGCGATGATCGCGACCTGCTCCCACGGCGAGCCGTAGGCGTCGAGATCGAAGATCCCGAAGGGCGCGAGGTCGATGCAGCGCAGCACGCGCCTGTTGTCTGCAACGAACGCGAGGCGCGGATCGTCGGGGAACCAGCGCAGGTCGCAGCCGCAATAGTCGGGCGCCTCGGACCAGACGCGCCGGAACATTTCGCCCGAGCCCGCGAACGCGTCGAACACGCCGACCGGGCCGACCGCCTCGAGGACGTTGCGCCGCACGAGCGCCTTGTCGGACGCGCTGCGGTGATGGTTGTCGACCTTGGGCAGATTGGCCGCCGTGAGCGCTTCGCCAAACCTACCCATTCGCGACCGTGCCCTGCTCGACCACGACGCCCGGAACCTCGGCCATCAGTTCACGCAGCCGCTGCAGCGCGCGCGCCTGCGAGGCGAGCGGACCGCGAACGGAAATCCAGAACCGATCGCCGACCGTCGAGACGTCCAGCTCCTCGACCTGGGTGGCGCTCTCGGCCGGCATGAGCTTGTCGAGTTCCGCCGGCGCGAAGCCGAGCGATGCGAGATCGGAACCGTCGCCGCGGAGTTGCACGAGTTCGGCCTTCAGCTGGTCGACGTTCCATGATGCGTTGATCGCGATCTTGTTGTCGGCCAGCATCAGCTCGCGCTTCTCGCGATCGGTCAGGCCGTGCAGCGTGATCGTCGGTCCCTCGACCAGACCGAGCGACTGGCCGGCAGCGACGCGGCCGTGGCCCGCAATCAGCATGTCGTTCTCGTCAATCAGCACCGGCGTCGTCCAGCCGTAGCGCCGAATGAGCTCGGCGATCTGCGCGACCTGCTCGGCCGAATGCTTGCGCGCGTTGAACGGGCTGGGCTTCAGCTCGGCGAGCGACCGCACGATCACGGCCAGGTCGTGGACGCGAGGGACCGGCGTTGGTGCGGCCTGCAGGGCGTGACGGCTCATCCTGATTTCCTTCTGCGCGGCGGTCCAAAAAACCCCGCGTCAATCCTCCCCCGACCTACCCGCCAACCCGCGCCGATCGCGCCCGGATCCCCCATCCCCCCCCTGTCTCAAAAACGCGGCGGCGAAAATTCCACTCCCGGCGCGGTAGCCGCCCCCCTAGTGCGAGTTACGATCCACCCCTCCGTGCAGGGTGCGTGAGGGCACGTTTCGTCGCAGTGTGCGTGCGTTTCGCAGCCATTTCGTGCGGCTCGGCACCATCCGGGCATCCCTCGGTCCCCCATCCCAGGCCATTCCAAACCCGCTCAGAGGCGGGCCACAACGCGGCCCCTACCCTGCCCCCTACCCCTACCCCGGCTTTCCCGGAGGGCATCCCACGGCCTCCCTACAGCTCTTCCCCCAAGCGGCTGAAATACCGCAGGCGGCATGTCCGAATTGCTTTGACAAGCGGCCCGAGACCAAGCGGCCGGCGCGGTGCCATATGCTCGGCACCGGCCGGACCACTCCGGGGCTCTGCGTTCGCTGGTCATGGAGCGGGGGCGGACCATGACCAGCGATGACGGGCTGGCCGGACCTCGACGAACTAGCGAAGGACCATTGGCGCGAGCAGCAGCACCATGACCACGATGGACGCGATCCAGATCAGGGCGAACAGGCGCATCGGGGTCATTGCGCGAACCATATGATGCCCGCTGCGACAGCGCCTGCGGTGAACACTGCAGCGAGGCACGCGAGCAACAGCAGCAGCGTATCCTTCAGCTCGCGACGCTGGTGTCCGCGTTCGCGATCGGGCGAGGTCATGGCGCGAGGCCTCGTTAAGATTTCCGACCACGTTGGAGGGGCGCACTCGAGCTAGCTCGAGTTGCCGCCGACGATGCCAAGTACGCAGCATCGTCGGCGGCCCTTCGCAGCGGGGCGGGGGTCATGACTTGCGACGGGCGAAGCCTTGCTCGCGTGCGGTGCGCTCGCTGTGGTGCGAGCGGCATAGCGCACGCAGGTTCGACCATTCGAGCCGTAGCTCTGGATGATCGCGAACCGAGAGAATGTGGTCAGCGTCAATCGAGGCCGCGTTGCATCCGACACGCTGGCAGACAGGGTGTTGCTTGATGAACACCGCACGCAGCTTGCGCCATGCCACGTCGTAGCCACGATCCGTCGAGGATGGCCGATTGCGGTCGTACTCGCGCTTGCGCTGGCGCTCGCTCTCGTCGATCGGCTTGTGCCATGCCGGCCGGTGCTGCGGTGGCCGCATCGGCATGGATCACCTGGGGGCTGGGGTAGCGGGCGGCGGATGGGTTGGCCCGATCCGCCGCCCTGCCGGCGACGCGGAGGTCAGTGCCTCGGCGATCTGCCGTGAATGATCCCCGATGGGCTGTGGGCGCGCAGCACCATGGAATAAAATTGGTCCTATCCCTTTCGCAGATGATGCACAAGCTCGTGGTCAAGTCCTTCGCCGGCAATCACTGGCGATTGCGCCACGTTACGAGTCTCGACCGAAGGGCAGCGGAACATTGATCTGCTTATCTTTTTCTTCGTCGCCTCCGTGTGGAACCTTCCCGTTCCGGCCGCCGAAAGTCTTTCTCTCGTCTCGGCCGATACGACGCGAGCGAAGTTAGCCCGTGGACCATGACCAGCGGGCCTTGGCTCGACCAGCAGGTCGCAACCGGCAGCGGCGAACAGGCGCTGCGCCGTCTCGTCCCGCGTGCCGGCTTCAGCAATGACCGTCATGACGATCGCGAAACCCTCGGCTATCTCGGCGCGCATCCAGTTGTTGAGAATTCCGGTGCGGCCAACTCTCGCCTGCTTCAGGTGCTTGGTGAGGCGATCTTTGGCAAACCCGGCCGTCTGCCCGATGTAGCGGACCCGACGATCGCGCGTCGACTCCAGCGCGTAGACCGTCACGACCTTGGGAAACTTCGGGCGCGTCATGACGGCGGCTCGGCACCGGGCACCATGATCGTGTGGCGCTCGGGCTTCAGCTTGGCCGCCTGTGCGTCGTCGTACTCGGTGCTGAACCGCTGCCAGCGCTGACAGGCCAGGACGAGCGGCCGCAGCCAATAGGCCCGGATCGGCCGCGTGTCCTCGATCAGCTCGACGAAGACGTGAGGCCGCACGAACAGCCCGCCGCTCGCGAGCGTTGCCTGCACGCTGTTGCCCCATCGAATGTAGATCGCGAACACGCGCTCGCCGCTGTCGCCCAGGTCGCCGTGGCTCTTGCCGATGCGCGCGAGATCGAGCGGCTTGAAGCCGACGGCGGCGGTGATGAATTTGTACGCCGCCACGATCTTGCACGCGGCGCCGAACTCGCCTTCCGTGATCATGCGAGCGGCGCGCAGCCGCTCGATCGGCCACGGCTTCAGGTGCGCCAGTGTCTCGGCCGTTGGTCCGACGTTGTCGCTCATCCGCACCGGATCGCGCCGGCTACGGTGACGCGGTCTGCTCTTGCGATGCTTCACCAATGGGCTCCTTGAACTCGACGGGCTCGCGGCCCTCGAGCGCGGCCAATTCCTGCTCGTAGCGGTTGGCCTTGTGCGGCGTGAAAAACTTTGGCGTCAGGTAGAGATCACGCAGATGGCGTATGCGCTGCGCCGGCGTCTCGCGCGGCACGTCCGCAGGCTTGCGGTCGAGATCGCCGAGCAGCTGGATCGCCCGCCGGCGCATGTCGTGGCGCTGGGCGATCATCGGCGCGGCGAACTCCAACAGCTCGGCCGGCATCGGATAGAACTTCGAGCGACGCGCACACGACGTTGCCGCGCTGGCAATCACGTCAGCCGGCAGATGAGCCAGCAGCGGCACGTAGTCCGCCATCATCTGGTCGATGAACGCTTTTTTCACGGCCAGCGGCGCGCCCTCCAAGCTGGCCGGATGCGTCACGAACATCAGCTGACCAAGCTCCGCGCGAATCGTGCGAGGGCTCGCGGGCGTCAGCAGCTCATCGAGCTTTTCGATTGCGTTTCTCAGTTGCTGGCGCGTCATCGGCCAGAGAGGCGGAACCCACGACGATGGGCTTGGCAGACCGTCGCTGTTCGTCGGCGCTCTCAGGTCCGCCGCTGCGCGCGTACTCAGCCAGGATGTAGCGCTCTGCGCCGGCGCCAAGTTTGCCGCTGGGCTTCTGGTAGTCGTGGTGAGGTCGTTGGCCATTGGTCTTGCTCCTGCTGATCGAATCGCCAATCCAATTCTTGAACGTCGCTGACCAGTCGTTGCTGGTCGTCCGGCCGGCTTTGCCGCGATAGTGATTTCTGAACCTCTCGACCTCCCCACCGACCGACAGGCCGGGCGCTTCGTCTGCGAGCTTGGTCTCCGCCCACGACGCGAGATCGGGCTTTGGCTCCCATCCTTCCGGAAGCACGCTCGCGTTCGAGGGGCGTGGCGGTGGCGGGTTCAACGGGGTTGCCTCGCGCGACACCTCACCACAGAACGAGGTCTTGGTTATCTCTTTCTTCTGGTTGGTGGTTGGTGGTTGGTGGTTAGCTCGAGCGCGCGATGAAGCCGGCGCTTCGGGTATCTCATTGTAATCGTTGGGTTGTGGTCCATCCTGAACCGATTGTGAATCGATTGTGACGCCATCCTGAACCGATCCTGAACCGTTCCTGACCGCATCCTGAACCGTTCCTGACGGGGTCGACTTCGCTGCACGCCGCTCGGCTCTTGCGCGCACCGATTGCGCTGCGGCCGCGTGCGCGTCATCGACCCGGCCGCTCGCCTTTCCCATTTCAGCCATCGCGCGCGCGTTGGTCAGTTTGCCGTCACTGAGATGCAGCTTGCCCAGCGCGAGCAGCCGCAGCTTGATCGTCCGCCACGTCCGCCAGTGGCAGCCGATGGCCTTGGCGATGAACTTGTCGTCATCGTCGATCGGCCCGCCGCGCGAGTACATGAGGCAGCACGCGATCCAATAAGGCCCGACCTCGGCGTAATCGAGATTGCTCACGCCGGCCAGAAACTCGTCAGGCCAGAAATCGACGCGGCGGATTTTGTTCCTGGCCATGATCACTGCGGCTTCGATGTGTCGATGGCCGTGAGCAGAAAGAGCATCGCGAGCAGCTGGTCGCAGCGCGTCGCCGTCTCGTCGATCGCGTCGGCGTCGATCTCGAGCTGGGCCTTCCATTTCATGTTGCTGCTCGAATCCTCGACGATCGCGTCGGCGACCGTGCGGACGCGCGCGCCGATGTCGCGCAGGTAGCTCATGTCGCCCAGCTCGGGAGGCAGTTGCGTCGGCGCTCTCATGGGTCGGCCAACCCGCGAGCCGCCTTGCTCTCCGCGATCGACGCCTTCAGCTCGCTTTGCATGGCGTCGAGGCCGGCCCACAATTTTTCGAACGAGGCCGCCGCGTCGTCGACCAGCTCGGCGTCAAGCGACGCCTGCAGCTTCATCGGCAGGCCACCGAACTCGCCGCGTGCGATGGCGCGCAGCCGCTCGGCGACCTCGCGCAGTTGTTGGGATTGCGCGCTCATAGCGTGATGCACGCGACGGCGCTGCGCAGCGCGTGGGATGCGGCCATGGTTTCTGCCGCCATCTCGTCGCTCGGCGCCTTCGCGCAGACGGCGAAGAAGTGTCGCGCGGCATTCACGACGGCGAGCAGGCGCTCTTGTTCAAGTTGCAGCTGGGTCCGTTGCTTCGTCAGATCGACGTTGTCGCAGAGTGCGGCCTGCGAGGCGTCTACCAGCGTGGCGACGCGGTAATGCAGCCGCGCGACGGTCGCGCGCGCCTCGTCCAGCTCGACGGCTCGCCGCTCGATGTGGCCGAGCAGCACGATGATGAGAGCTTCGTTCATAGGTCCACTCCCTGATTGCGGCGACAGCTGCCCTCGAACGGCCGTCCGAAGGCGCTGGCGCACGTTCTGCGCGGATCGCAGTCGCACAGCTTGAAGGGCGCGCGCTCGACGCCCTGGGCCTTGTCGAAAACTTCGAGCCCATCGCAGACCAGCCAGCGCAGCGCGGCGGCGGTGCTTTTCAATCCGCAGCGCGCGCGGAATTTTTCGACCGTCTGCCATTCGGCCTCGTTGAGGGCGACCAGCGTGCGTTTCATGCTCATCGGTCTTTCCCTCTCGTTTCGATCATCATGAGAAAGGCGTTGCCGACGACCTCGACCAGCGCCGGGTGGACCGCGTTGCCTAGCTGATGCAGTCGGTCCATCCGATTGGGAAGCCCGTTGGCCTCGCAAAAAGCAACCGTCGCGAAACCGCCCGTTGCTTCGAGGCCGAGCGAGAAACCGCCGATGCCGGAAAACAGATCGAGCAGCGGATAGGGTGCGGCCATCAGCCTTTCCCTCTCATGCGTCGAACGGGCGCCGGCCGCGCGGCGTCTCGCGGTCACAACATGCACTCCATGTCGCGCCAGTAGATGATGACGCCGTCGAAGCGGTCTGTGCGGCCGTGTTGCAGACACCAGAACTCCTTGAGGTGCCGCCAGCTGTCGAAGCCATCGCGATAGGCGAACGCGTCAAGGCCGTCGCCTTCGATCCGCTGGCCGTCGAGCATCTGCAGCCGGTCCGTTGCACGGAGAGCCGTGAACGATATCGACAAGGGCAAGACATCCAGGCATTGCGCGCGCGCGATCAGCCGGCACTTCTTGGTTCGCATCCCCGTGTAGAGCTGCAGCTGTTCGCCGACGCGCGCGTGCCGTTTTCGGTCGGCGCGGATCGTGTGGACCTTTCGGCCCATCAGGATCGGGTCGACGAACATCGGCTGGAACGAATAGGCGACCATCACAACCACGCCCACGGCTCGAAGACGATGCCGAGCAAGGCCAGCAGAAACAGCACGATGGCGATGCAGGTGTTTCGGCTGCGTCGCTCCTGGCGGTGCCATTCGAGGTCCTTCGACATGGCGAGCGGCGGCCGCTCGGTCGTGGTGTGCGTCAAGGTGTTGTCGATGACGGGTGCGTCCCGTCGTGCCGGCCGCCACAAGATCCTCGTCATGATGCGCCCTCCGTCATTTGCCGAATTTATTGCGGGCCGTGATCAGCGCCGCCACGGCGTCGGCCTCGTTGTGCTCGCGGACATGCGGGAACAGCAGCTTGATGCGCTTGGTGACGAGCGGCTTGGCCGCGCTGCCGTGGCCGGTGACGTGCTTTTTGATCGTCGCGACGTTGATGCCCTTGCGCGGGATTGCCCGTTGCTCGCACCAGCTTTCGAGATTGCCCCACATCGCGCCGTAGACGTGGGCGGCATAGATCCCGTTGTCGCGCGCGATGAAGTCGACCGACTCGTAGATGATGCCTTCGAGCAGCTCGCCCGCGCGTTCGAGCATCTTGCGCGTGTCGCCGAGGAACAGCCGGAAGCCGTAGAAGGCGAGGCCATCGGTCGAGCCCTCGCCGCCGAAATGCTTGACGCCCGACTCGACGACGTCGCCGCGTCGCCACAGCGCCCAGCCGAGCGACTTGCCGAGATCGAGGCCGAGGTAGGCCACGCGCTATTCCTCGTCGTCCTCCTTGTCGACGTCGGGCAGGAACCACTCCATGTACTGCGCCTCGGCGCGGAGCTGCGAGCGGGTCTTGCTCTTGTCCTGTTTGCTGCGCTTTATCACGAGCTTCAGCATCGCGCGGTCGCCGCCCTCGTCCTCGAACGACTTGTACTCGGCGGCGAGCGCCATCTTGATGTCGTCCATCTCCTGCATCAGCGCCGTGATCTTGTCCTTGCGCGAGCGCGCGGTGTCGAAGTCGAGGTTGAGTTGCATTGCAGGCTCGCGGCGTCCGTGGCCTTGGTCCTCAGCGGCTTCGCTGCTCATAGGTCAGTGCTCCTGGCATGGATCTGCCGGCGACCGGCCGGCGCGGTCGCTCAGGCCGCGCGCTTGACGGCGTCGCGCTTGATTCCGAAGAACTCGTTGGCCGTGATCGCGCCGCCCGTGAGCTTGGCGATCTTGCGCATCACGTCGGGGCTCGGCAGGCGTTCGCCGACGATGTAGCGGCGCGCGCTGTTGTAGGAAACGCCGAGCTTTTCAGCGAGCCACTGGTAGTCGTCGCCCTTGCGCGTGGGCTCGGGCGCGTTGGACTTCATCCATTTGGCAATCGGGGTCATCTGAAATCACCGGCCTACGGAGGGAGGCCGTGGCCATGGCTGCCCTTATTTACCTGCCGGGCAGAACTGGCAAGCCGGGATTTTTCCACTGCGGCACAAAAGCTGGGGACGAAGCCCACGCGAAGGAGTATGCTCCCCTCACAATTATAAAGTGAAATGACCTATGACCAAGCCTCTGAACCGTCTCCGCGCGATCCGAAATCTCCGTGGCCGGACACTCGTGGACGTCGCCGCCGAGCTCGGAATAAGCCACGTCCAGCTGTCCCGGCTTGAGCTGGAGAAGCGCCCGCTCATGGTCAAAGACCTGCCGATGCTCGGCAAGGCGCTGCGCGTGCCGCCCGAAACCATCCTGGTCATGCCGGCCGACGTGCGGGTCGTGGGCACGATCGGCGAGGGTGGCCGCATCACAGAGAACCGCAAGTCGATCGAATCGGTAAAAGGCCCGCGTGGCGCGGATATAACCATCACGGCCGCGCTGCGCATCGCGGGCAATTTCCTCGAGCCGACGCTGCCCGATGGATGGGTCGCGTTCTATGAACCGAAGTCGGAATGCGCGCCCGATCAGCAGATCGGCGCGCTTTGCATCGTGCGCATTCGGGGCGGCACCTGGTTGAAGCAAATCCGGCGCGGCTACACGCCGGGTCGCTTCAATCTCGCCTCGGCCTTCTCGCCGATGGTCGAGGACGCCGAGATTGAATGGTGCGCGCCCGTGCTTTCGTTCTGCTCATCCGCCGTCGCAGACGACGACGACTCGATCTAGTCGGCCACGGCCGCCCCGCTGCACAAGGGATGGTGTCAGCGCGAGTTGTCCACTGCGGTTTTTCCGGTTTTGCCTTTGCGGTTCAAAAATCGGTAGCCGGTAAATTGCCCCTCTGGTAAATCCGGGGGGCCGTTGAGCAGCGGCGTGTGTCGCGCCTGATCGCGACGTAAGGGAGAACAGCAGCCGGGGGACGCCCTTCCCCTCCCCCCAAGGGCCAGCCCGGCTGCAATCCCCGCTCTGTCGAGCCTGACCATGCAAGCCAACGACTACGTTCGCCATCCGCGATTCGGTGTCGGCATCGTCGTCGACGTCCAGCCGTTCGTGCGCGGCAAGGCCCGCGACGCCTGGGTCCTGTTCGCGGCCGGGCCGAAGGTCCGCCGCTACCTGACCAACCGCGTGCGCGTGCACCGCCTGCGCCTCATCAGTCCCGAAGAAGCGCTCGGCCTGCCGCCATCGGGCGACGGCGAGTGATCCTTTTTTTTTCACCAGAAGGGAGACGACCAATGCCGGGAGAGACCGCTGACAGGATGCGTGAGGGCATCATGTGTGAGAGCTGCGGCGAGCACATCGACGACGACTTGGCGCCGGGCCATCCGCGCCGTTGCGCCGGCTGCCAGGAGACGCGCGACAGCGACGGCCATCCGCCCCGCCCGCTGGTGCGCCCGGTGTCGCGCCCCAAGCGCCACAAGCGCATTGCGGGAGGCGCGCGATGAACGATCCGACCCAGCTCGAAATCGAGCGCGTGCTTGGCGAGCCGAAGTTTCTCGAAAGCACCGAGGACCGCTACCTGCTGGCGCGCGAGATCGTGGCGTTGCGCGAGGTCGTCATCACGGCGCGCAACGCGATCGAGGCGCGCAAGGTCGACGGCAAGAAGGCGCAGCACGAGGCCGACCAGCACGAGGCCAAGTTCCACGCCGACGCGAACGAGATCATGCCGGCCGACCGATGATCGAGCCCGTCCGCGATTGGCCGCCGGTGCCCGGTTACTACCAGATACGGCTCGTCAAAAAGGGCGTGTTCGTTCCGGTCTTCATCTGGTTCGGCGCGCCGATCGTTGACGGCGAAGCCCTCGACCGCAGCCCGCGCTGGTGTGTCGAGATCGACGGTCGGACAGACCGCCTCGAGTACGACGCGGACGGCGAGCCGTGGTGCCGCGTGCCGCTCGACCCGCTGCGCGTCTGGCCACACTGCGCGCGCTGGCAGATCAGCGAGGCCGAGTACGAGCACCTGCGCGCGCGAAAGACCTGGGCGGTTGAGCACGCGCCGACTCATCCGTCGGCTGTTCCACGGGAAACAATCGACCTCACGACCATGAAACCGATTTGGTGAAAAGGACGCTGACCATGGACGATATCGACCTCGGCGGCCCCGGTGCGGGCCATAACAGCGGCGAGAAGCCGTCGCTCCTGCAGAGCACGACGGCCCTGATCGAGACCGCGAACCGCTGGATCATCGAGCGGCCAGTGATCCTCGACGAGGCCATGTCGAAGAAGGCCACCGACTTTTTCACGCAGCTGCGCGACATGGGCGTGGCGCTGAAGGCCGAGCGCGACAAGCTCGAGGAGCCGCTCAAGCGCGAGGTCGCGGCGATCCATGCGCGCTACGCCGACCCGCTGACCTTGATCGATATGGCGCTCAAGCCGCTGCGCGCGGCGTCGTCGGCGTGGCTCGACAAGGAGAAGGCCCGGCTCGCGGCCGAGAAGGCCGAGCAGGATGCGGCGGCGAAGCGGCTGCGCGACGAGGCGCTGAGGCTGACCCAGCAAGCCGCCGAGGAGCAGTTCACGCCGGGCTCGAACTATCTGGAAACGCAGCTGCGGGCCGATCACTTCGCCAAGAGCGCGAGAGCGGCCGAGAAGGTGGCGGCGCGCAAGATCGAGCCGGCGCGCGCCCGTGGCGACTTCGCGCCGCGCGCCCTGGCGCTGCACACGCGATGGGCGGCCCGCATCGTCGACGAAGTGCTAGCCCTGAAATTCTACGCCAAGCATCCGGTCGTGCGTGCGGCGGCCGTCGAGGCGGCGTTGAAGCTCGCCAACGCCGAAGCCCGCACGGCGAAGGACGCGGCGAAAGCCCCGCCCGGTGTCGAGTTCTTCTCGACCCGGCAAGCCGCCTGATTCGGTGGCGACCAACTTTGACCAACCTTTGACCAACCACAGCGCCCCAAAACCCTGCATCTGCGGGGGGGCTGACCAACTTCGACGAACCTTTGACGAACGACAGCGCCCGCAAACTGTGAAGGAGAACGAGACATGGCAACGTCAGTGCAGACCATCATCGAGCCGCCGACCGATCTCGGCGGCGGCGGTTTCGCTCCCTACGATGACCAGAACCTGCCGGCCGTCGCGAAGGGCAACCAGCACGTCGTGCAGCAGATCAGGGAAGTGACCGGCGAGGTCGTCACGGCGCGTCGCTGCGAGATCGAGCGCGACGAAGCCAAGATCATGCAGACGATCAAGATTCGCGCCGCCGCCGCGGGCGAGGATTGGTATTATTCCTATCCGGTCAAGAACCGCAGGAAGGGCACGACAGACACCGTCGAGGGTCCTTCGATCCATTGCGCCGACAGCGTCGCGCGGACGTATGGCAACTGCGAGGTCAGCGCGCGCGTGATCGACACCGGCACCTCGTGGCTGATCTATGCGCGCTTCATCGACTATCAGACCGGCTTCAACCTGCTGCGGCCGTTCCAGCAATCGAAGGGACAGGCATCGTTCGGCGGCAAGGATGCCGAGCGCTCCGAGCAGATGGCACTCTCGATGGGCGTGAGCAAGGCCGAGCGCAACGTGGTGTGCCACGCGCTGCGCGACTTCACGCGGTTCGCCCATTTGGAGGCGAAGAACAATCTGGTCGAGAAGGTCGGCAAAAACCTCGTGCAGTTTCGGACCAAGGTGCTCGCGCGCCTCGAAGAAATGGGCGTCGAGCTGAAGAGGGTCGAGCACACGCAGGGCCGGGTCGCCGCCGATTGGGTCGCCGCCGACGTGGCGCGCGTGATCGGCCAGATCAAGGCGGTGAGCGACGGCATGTCGACGGCGCGCGAGATGTGGGCCGAGATCGTGGCCGAGCCCGAGCGCAAGACGACCGACGTGCCGGGCGAGCCGCCGGCGAAGGCCTGGCGGCCCGAGGGCGTCGGCCAGTCCGATATCGTCGACAAGATCGTGACGATTTTCTCCTTCGCGCACTCGGCCGAGGACGTGCAGGCGATCGTCGACCAGAACGCCGATCGCGTCGCGCGCTTCACCGCCCAGGCGAAGCAGAAGATCGAGGCCGCCAAGATCGAGCGGCTGGCCGAGCTCATCACTGAAGCCGCCGAGGAAGCGAAGGCCGCAGCGGCAGCCGAGGGCGAGGCCGAGAAGAAGCCGGAACCGCCCCCGGCGAGCGACACATGACCGTGGTCAAGACCACGCCCAGCATGGCGATCTCATTCGACGGCCCGCTGACGAAGCGGCAAACCGAAGAGGTCAGGGCGTGGTGGCACATGAACAGCACCGCGCCGACCTTGCTGCGCGAGATCGCCGACCGAATGCGCAGCACCGCGCCCAGCTTGCGCGGCGTCGGCCAGCACGCGAGCGACGCGAGTTTCAATCGCCAACTCCGCGATGCGGCGAGACTGGAAGTCATCGCCACCGAATTGGAGAGAAGGCCATGAACGACAAGCCCACGCCCGCAATGTTCGGCCGCCTCGCGCTCCGTCGCGAGGAGCCGTGGTGGGTCGCCTACTACGCGCTGGCCGACACGATGGACCGCGCGATCGAGATCGGCCGTATGCGAATGCGCTCGGCCGAGGAATCGCCCGGCCTGAAAAACGGCTTCATGTCGCTGATGCAAAACGTGGTGACGCACATGGTGCAAGACACGACAGGCGCGAGGCTCGAATGGCCGAACGCGCCCGTGCCCGCGCCCGATCACGAGCGGAAGGAGTAGCCGCGATGGTGCCCATGACGATCCACTTCGTCGGCAAGACCGACTCCGTGCTGTGGCCCGAGCTGAAGCGTGAGCAGATCGTGCACCTGGGCAACGGCTCGCCGCCGATCAACGTCGCGATCATCGAAGGCGGCATGGCGAGCGGCAAGCCGAGCGTGATGCTGCGCATCGACCTGCCGGACGGCCGCCACGTCCTGGCCGAGACGACCGCGGCCCTCGTGGTGACGCTCGGCAAGATGATCGCCGGCAGGTATCCCGACCTGTCGGAGGGATGACCGCCATGGCCGAGCGTCTGGCCTGCTGCGTGCCGTTCTGCCGGCGCACGTTCCGCCAGGACAAGGCGGGAACGCCGTGGCCCGAGGGCTCGCAGGTGATTTGTGGCAAGCACTGGCGGCTGGCCAGCGCCACCATGCGCAGGCGCTACAGCCGATTGAAGCGGCTGCACGCGCGCGGCATCACGTCGAGGCACGGCCGCCGTCCGTACCATCTGAATGTCGCGTATGTCGTGCGCCGCTGCTTTGAGCGAATCGTGAAACAGGCCATCGAACGCGCGGCGGGGATCGCATGAGCGAAGATCGCGAGGAGCGCTGCATCTGCGGCCACACATTCGACGAGCACAGCGAAGACGGCGAAATCGAAGACGCGCTGTCGTGCACCGTCGAGGGCTGCGACTGCCTGAACTTCATAGACCGCGCACAGCTTCCCGCCGTCGCGTCGTGGAGCGACGCCACCATCCGCGCCGTCGCGCTCGATATCGCCAAGGCCGTCGCCCATCACATCGAGACCATGTACCCGGCCGCCGTGACGGCGACCTCGCGCAACATGCTGGTCAGCGTGCGCGGCTGCGTGATCAACGAAATCATGGCGGCCATCGCCATCAACGACGAAGGCCGCATCGTCCGCCGCCTCGCCAAGCGCAAAAAGCATCGGGCCGAAATCAAGCGCGCCTATCAACGTTTCAGAGGGGACTGACATGGACACAGCTCGCGACATTCGCAGCCGGACCCAGCCGCGCCGTGGCCTGCGTCGCAACGAGGCCGCCATCTATGTCGGCGTGAGCGTGGCCACGTTCGACAAATGGGTCGCTGACGGCGCCATGCCCGAGCCCAAGCGACGCGGCGGCGTTGCCATCTGGGACGTGAGCCAGCTCGACATTTTCTTCGAGTCCCTTCCCTCGGACGAGCCTGCGGCCGCACCCTCTGATGGCGGGTGGGGAAAAAGCTAAGGATTTCCGGCATTTGACAGGGCAACCGAAAAGTTTACCATTCAGGTAACAACAACCGGAGTTCGACCTATGAAAACGACGACGCTGCCGAAATACGTTCACGAGACAAAAACCCGCCACGGAAAAACGATCTATCACTACTGGCCGAACCGCAGCTTGCCACGCGTGCGGCTGCGGTCCGAACCTGGGACCGATGACTTCCTCCGCGAATATCTCGCGGCGAAGAACGGCACGCCGGCACCGGCCACCATCGCCGCAAAGAGCGCGCCGGCCGTCATCAAGGCGGACACGCTGCGTTGGCTCACCGTCCGCTACTACGGCAGCCTCGAGTTCCGTAGCTTGGACAAAACCACGGCGAAGCAGCGTCGGTCGCGCCTCGACGCGATCTGTCAAAGCATCCACCCCGAAACCAAGCTGCCGCGCGGCGATCTCGCTTACGCAAAGATGGGGCGGGCCAATGTCACCATGATCCGCGATACGATCAGCGACAGGCCCACCGCCCAGAACGCTCATGTGAAGGCGCTGCGCGTCCTGTTCAATTGGGCGATCGTCGAAGGGCTGGCGACGTCCAATCCGGTTTTCAAAATCGAAATGGTGCCGCCGAGAACAGAGGGCGGCCATCACACATGGAGCATCGAAGAGGGACAGGCATTTGAAAGGGCTTACCCTGTCGGCACCATGGCGCGCCTTGCCTATACGCTGATCGCCTATACGGGCCTCCGCGTATCGGACGCCGCGCGCGTCGGTCCGCAGCATGTGACAACCGGCGTGGGGGACGACGGCCAGCCGGTGAAGGTCCTAAAACTCGTCGAGTACAAGGGCGGACACAGCAAGGCGATCGGCAAGCGCCGCCCCCAGCCAAAAGACCGGGCTATCGTGCTCGCGCCAGAATTGCTCGCGGTCATCGACGCGACGCCGCTCTGTGGCCACCGTAGTTTTTTGGTCAACGCGAAGGGCAATCCATTCCCGCACAAGTCGCTGAGCGAATCTTTCATCCGGTGGTGCATCAACGCCGGCATTCCCGAGTGCACCGCGCACGGCATCCGCAAGGCGTCGGCTACCGAGATCGCCGATAACGGCGGTACCGCCCATCAAATCCGTTCGTTCGGCGGCTGGACGAGCCTGCAGGAAGTCGACGGCTATACGCGCAGGGTCAATGACGCGAAGCTGACCGGCGCCGCCGTCAGCATCCTCTCGCGTCGCAGCCGGAACGGCTGACATGCGTGAGGCCGAAGCGCTTTTGAAATGCGCGAAGGCGCCCTGCCGGTCATGCCCGTACCGACAGGACGTGCCGTCCGGCGTGTGGGCCGCTCATGAATACGACAAGCTGCCGGGCTACGACGGCGAGATAATCGATCAGCTCGGGGCCGGCGCGCTCGGGTTGTTCCATTGCCATCAACAGGATGGTCGACTGTGCGCCGGCTGGGTTGGCACGCACGACGCGCGAAACCTCCTCGCCTGCCGGCTGGCCTCTGCCCGGCTCGACCCGATGGTGTGGGACTACGAGAGCCCGGTGCGGCTGTTCGCGTCGGGCACCGAGGCCGCAGCGCACGGCAGGCGCGCGATCAGGCGGCCGGACAAGGCCGCCCAGCGCGTGATCGGTCGGCTGCACCGGAAGCGCGGCCGTCTGCCATGAGCTCAAATCTCGGCGACGCACGCACCTTGCACGCACCTCCCAGCAGGTGAGTGCAAAACCTCCAAAGAAGCCTGAAAAACCTGCGTTATTTCGGGCCGCCGTAATTCCTACGAGAAATCCCCGATTTCAATGTTTTCAAGGGCTTGGGAAAAGTGCGTGTATCCATCTAACGCCTATTGCACTCACCTGTTCTAATCGTCGTTCCCCGGACGTTTCCCCTTTCCCCCTCGGACAGGCCCCCTAGGCGGCCCACGGCAGGCCTACAGGCCCTCCCCCTTCCGGCCCCCCTCCATACCCATCGCCAACCGGGCAGCGTCCTACGGCCTTCCTACGGCCCCCCGGCCACGGCCCCCAGAGGCCGCCTACAGGGCCTCCCCCGGATTGCCCCCCTCCATACCTGCCTCCCGGCCCCCGGCGTCCTACGGCGCCCCTACCCGGCCCTTCCCTCGGCCAAACGGGTTCCCCCTCACCACTGCCGGTTGAACGGCCCCGCCCCTTGATGCTCGCACCTCTCGCCCTCAGGCTGCTGGCAACAAAGGCGGACCTATGGAAACTCAGACTTGCGACGTCGGCTGGCTCAATTGGTTCTATCTCGTGGGGTGGTGTTTCACTCTCGGCCTGCTGGTCACCACCCTGCACGGTTGGCGGAAGACCACCAAACTCTTGAACCAGCAAAGCGCGATCACGAAGGAAGCCGCGCACGGCTGGGGCGTCGCGATTGACCAGCTGCACGTCTGCCTTCTCGTGCTGCGGTGGTGGCGGCCATGACGACGCATCGCCGCTGCGGCGATTGCCAGCTTTGTTGCAAGCTCCTGCCCATCCCGGCCGGTGAGCGGCTGCAAGACGGCCGGCTGGTCATGGACGGCGTGAAGCCTGCCGGCGAGCGCTGCCCTCATCAGTGCCGCAAGGGCTGTCGCGCCTACGATCGCAGGCCCCTGCCCTGCGCGATCTGGAATTGCCGCTGGCTCGTGAACGACGACACGGCCGACATGCCGCGCCCGGACCGCGCGCACTACGTGATCGACCTGATGCCGGACTTCGTCACCGCGATCGACCACGCGACCGGCACCGAGCAGAGCATCCCGGTCGTGCAGGTCTGGATTGATCCGAACCACCGCGAGGCGCACCGCGACCCGGTGCTGCGCGCCTATCTCGAGCGGCGCGGCGAGCGCGAGCGCACGGCCGCCGTGATCCGCTTCAGCAGCAGCGACGGCTTCGTGCTGTTCCCGCCGTCCATGTCGGCCGATCGGCAGTGGCACGAGGAGCACGGCGAGACACGGCCCGAGGTCGGCCGCCACGAGAAAGCCGCCGAGCTTGCGCGCGCCGGGTTCGCGCTGCGCGCGGTGTTCGGGGAGGAGTGAGCGCCATGGACGACGGCGAGCGCCTGACGCTGTGGGTCATCTACGACAATCCGTCCGACCAGCCGGGCAAGTTCGTGCTGCGCCGTCAGTACGCGAGCGCGGTCGGGACCGGGTGCGATGTTGTCGCGCTGGTGTTCGACACGCTGGCGCAAGCGCGCGAGGCGTTGCCGCCTGGGCTCGTCAACATCGGCCGGATGCAGGGCGACGACCCGGTCATCACCGAAGTCTGGGTTTAGGAATGCCGGTGAACGTCGTTCACAATGTCCACGACCGGCGCCATGGCTGGGTCGGCGCATGGGAAACCGAGCCGCTGGTCTACCGCGAGCTGACCGATGCCGACCTGGGTCGCACCGTGATCTATCGCGAGGGCGAGTGGACCCAGCGCCGCCCGTTCCCCGTCACTGAGGCCGGCACGTTGTCGAGCTGGCGCCTCGGCATGGTGTGGGCGCGCTTCCATCGCGGCGACACGGCCACGGCCTGCAAGCATGAGACGCTGTGCTTCGGCGTGCGCCCGCTCGATGGTGACCTGACCCGAGGGAGATATTGAAATGGCCGACGACTATCAGACCTACACGAAGGAGTTCGCCTTGAACCGGGCCGAGAAGATCACGCTCGTGACGCGCGCCGTCGCCCTGATGCTGAACGGCAATCCCGACGAGTCGTGGTCCTTCGCGATCGTCGCGCGCGAAGGCGATGACGGTCCGCCCGGCGTGTTCGCCAACATCGTGGACACGGAGGAGCTGGCGGCGATGTTGCGGCGCGCCGCCGACACGCTCGAGCGATAACGAGCGCGGCAGCGTACCCGCGATGAAGCTGCCGCCTGGCCATCGCGAGATCGTCGGCGCGCTCGCCAGCTGGCCGCGCGACTTCCCGCGCGCCGAGCGTGATCGCTGCCGCGCCGATGGCTGGACGATCATCGAGCCCGGCACGCCGGCCGGTGCGCGGATCGGCTTCAACAGCCGCGACTGGAAGGCAGAGTCGTTCCTCGCAGTGCGCGGTGACGAAATTCAAATTTCGTTGATCAGTGCGAAGTGTCCCGGCCGTGGCGCGTTCTCTCGGTTGCTCGCCCGCATCGAGAGCGCGGGCCGCGTCGTGCGCGTGGTGTCGCCGTTGCCAGTCATGCAGACCATACTAATTCGCAAGGGCTTCACGTCGGCCGACCTGGGCACGCGCTTCACCGTCTGGAGCCGGCCGTGAGATCCAGTCAACAGCCCGAGGAGATAAACAATGGTAATCCGATCCGTCGTGTGGCGTGTGTTGTGCTACCGATTCGCGCTTCAGTCGCACACACGCGAGCAAGAGGCTAGGCCCGTTTATCTGTGGCTGCATTAGGCCATGACCCCGGTCGCACAATGGTCACGTTGTTTATTGCATGGTTGCGTAAATCATTTTGACTGCCGCCGACCCTTTACAAATTTGCCTGACTGGTTATTCTCCGCCGCGTTTGTCGAATCGGGGAATGCCAGCCCGGATCGTCGCCAGTGTCGGAGTAGGAACGTGCCAGAGATATCGCACGATGCAGCGGCTGCACAGGATGCTGCCTTCCTCGAAGACCTTACCACCATCGCGACTCTATCCGAGGGAGAGCCTTGGGAGTCGATCGCGTGGCAGCTCGCCGCGCACGTCGCGACCTCGCTGCTGCATGTCACGCCACTCCGAATCTTCAAGGCCGCCGCTCGACCTGCCGGTTGAGCGGCGCCGCATATGAACATCACGCCGGCACCGGGGAGTGAGCCCGTTGGTCGGCTAGCGGGGGCACCGCATGATCAAGGCGAAAGACGAAGCACTCGCGCCATTTGCCAGCGCCATCATGGAAGCGGCGGCCAGCCTGGGCCTGCGTGTCGTGCTGGTCGCCGACGGGCGAGCCGTGGACCGCCGCTTCATCGGCGTCGAGGCCGTGCCGTTCCAGACTTTCGATCTCGGCGTTCGGATCGGACGCATCGCCCGCGATCGGCCGGACGTGCAGGCCGCGAAGGAACGCGCGGGGCGAACCTTCATGCTGACGCACGACGGCGTGGACTACACATACTGGTCAGGCTTGGAAGGCATCGACTGCCCGGACGGCGGCCGATGATCCGGCCAAAGTTTCCGGGCGTAAACATCAAAGAGATTTCGCGGATGGTGCCGTGCAGCGAATGCCCGTTCGTTGCCGACGTGGCGCCGTTCCTGCACCCCGAGCGCGTGCGCCAGATCCTCGAAGGGTTGCGTCGCGGCGAGCACTTCATCTGCCACAAGACGATCGACTACACGCGGCCCGAGGGCGCGCCCGATCAGGGCCGCAAGGTCTGTGCCGGCATGGTGTTGCTGATGCAGAAAGAGGGCGGGCTCGCCAACGTCCAGATCGTGCAGCTGGCCGAGCGGCTGCTGGCGCAGAGCTTCGACGGCGTGCACGAGCAGAAGCGCCATCCGGTCTACGCCAGCGCGAAGGCGATGCAGGCGAGCCACGACAAGCCGCGCACGAGGCCGCCGCGCCGCAAGAGGGCGCGGCGATGACGGTGGAAGTTGCCTTCCGCAAGTTGATCGCCACCGCGCACGAGTTGGTGGAACCCTATGCCGGCGTCACCGACGCGCAGCTCGAGGGCGCGGCCAATCCGACTGACGGGCGACTGGCCTATCCGATCAGCCCCGAGCTTGCCCGGCTCGTGCTGGGCGTGCGCGCCGCGCTGCGGGCGGTCGATTGGAAGGCCGGCACATGAGCACCGTGATTGAAGCGGTCGGCTTCGCCAGCGGCCGGCCCTGCCCCCATCGCGGCCAGTATCTCCGCGCGTTCGACTTCGAGGCGTTCGCCGGCGTGGGCTATGGCGACTTCACGCCCGACAAGCGCAAGGCGCTGAAGTTCGCCGACATTGCCGCCGCCTACGCGTTCTGGCGCACGGTCTCGCGCACGCATCCGGTGCGCGCCGACGGCCAGCCGAACCGGCCCATGACCGGGCTGACCGTCACGTTTGCAGAAGCGTGAGGCGGCGATGACGGAACCGTTCGACGCCGGGCTGTTCGATCTGGTCGACGTCCGCTTCGACTCTCTGGCGCAGGCCGTGGCAGCGATCGGCGAGCAGGTGCCCGGCGTTCGCGTCGGCGGCTGGCCGGACGAGGATGGCGAGCGTCCCGTGCTGGGCATGTTGTTCGACAATCCTCGCGCCGCGAAGATCGCCGCCGACGCGCTCTCGCATCTGGCCGCCAGCGTGCCGGAAGTCGGAGCCGCGCTCGGCCTCGCGGGCGGCTCGGCCTGTGCGCTGGGCGACGGCGGGCGCGCGGTGCTGTACTGGCCCACCGTCGCCATTCTCTTTCGGAGTCACTGATGGACGCGATCCTGCTCGATGGCCTGCGCGCCGGCCCGGCCCTGCGGCCCGAGCTGCAGCCCGTGGTCGACTGGATCAAGCGCATCGCAACGGGATCGCCCAGAGCGCGGCCCGGCGCGATTGCTTTCAGAGACGACCCGCTGCGATTTTTCCTGTCCGTGCGGTGCGAGAGCGACGCCGTGGCCCTGGCGTTCGTCGCCACGATGGCGTTGTGCGTGACGGAGGAAGTGCGGGCCGTGATCGAAGCGCACGGCGATGGCATGAAGGAGCAGGCGATCGGCTACAACGTTGGCGACGCGGTGTTCCTGCTGTGGCCCGCGATCGAGATGACCGGCAAGCCGGCGCCCGGCGCGGTGTTGCAATGACGCGCAACGATCGCCTGACGTGGATCGCCGACACGCTGCGGATCGTGGGCTTCGTCAGCCGCCGCCAGCTGATGGCCAGGTTCGCGATCGACGCGCATCTGGCCTCGCTCGACCTGCAGGAGTTCCAGCGCCGGCACCCGCGCGCGATGCGCTTCGACCAGGCGAGAAAACATTTCGTGGCCACGAGGGAGCAGGATGATGGCGCGCAATCACGAACCGCATGACCCCGGCGTCGGCCTGCCGATGATCGGCAACGACTTCACGGGCGTGCCCGACGCGCTGCGCGTGCTGATCTTCGCGCTCGAGAATTTGGCCAGCGTGCGCGGCGTCCGGCTCGGCACATTCTCCGCCAACAGGCTCGACGCCGCCGCCGACCCGGACGCGCGCTTCCTCTGCTACCCGTGCCATGACGAGCGCGAGCGGCAGCAGATCCTCGACATCCTGGCCGAGGTCGCGGGCAGCGAACCGGAGTTGATGACCGCGCTGATCGCGTCCGGCCAAGCGCGCAGCGTGAATATCGGCGGCGGCTTCGAGCTGCTGTACTTCGAGCACCTGCACGGCGTCGCGCTGTCGACCCATTAAAGACCGGGCCGAATGATCGGACCGGAACAACGAAGGGAAGAAACCCCATGGCCCATCATCCAGTCGACATTCACGTTGGGATGCGAACGCGGCAGCGGCGCACCTTGCTCGGCATGAGCCAGGAGCGGCTGGGCGACGCGGTCGGGCTGACGTTCCAGCAAATCCAGAAATACGAGAAGGGCAGCAACCGGCTGAGTGCCAGCCGCATGTGGGAGTTCTCGAAAGTGCTCGAGGTCCCGATCACTTATTTTTTCGACGAGATGCCGGGCGACGGCGGGATGAACGGCAGGGGGCGCAAGCTGAAGGGCGGGGCCGAGGTCGCCACGCCGTTCGACCATGCCAAAGACCCGTTGATCAAGCGCGAGACGCTGGAGCTGGTGCGCGCCTACTACAAGATCGAGAAGCCGCGCGTGCGCAAGCGGCTGTTCGAGATGACCAAGTCGCTCGGCGGCGCGTTCCACGAGGACAGGCTGGCGGCGCTGCCCAAAGCGGCGCGGCGCGCGGCGGGCGCGCGATGAGGAAGAAGCCGAAGCCGGAGTCGCGCAACGCCACGCTCCGCGAGCAACTGCGCGCCATGCCGATCGACCAGCGCGCCGAAATCATCGTAGACATTTTCCGGCTACTCTCGTCCGAATTTGCCGCTATGGTTTTGGATCACGTCAAGCCAGCGAAGGCCAAGCCTCGCGCGAAGGCTAAGCCCGGACCGAAGATGCGCCGCAGGATGGACCGCCGATGATCAGACCCGACACGCTGCTCGAATGGACATGGCCGAGCGAGATGCGGCCGTGGCGGCTGCCCTCGCGTCGGGTGGGCGATGCCGACACCAGCGGCCCGTGGGACGCCGAACCCGACAAGCGGCAGTGGATCGACGACGCCACGTCCCTGCCCTGCCTGATGCACCGTGGCACGCTCGGCAGCTGGTGCGGCTACGTCGGCGTCGCGCCCGGCCATCGCTTCCATCGCAAGGCCGCCGACAAGATCGCGGACCACGTTCACGCCCATGGCGGGATCAATTTCGCCGAAGGCTGCCAGGCCTCCGACGATCCGGCCATGGGCGTCTGCCACGTCGCGCCCGGCGCGCACGACAAGGTGTGGTGGATCGGCTTCGACTGCGCGCATGTCGGCGACATGCTGCCCGGCATGTTCAGGCTCCACGAGATCATCCCGGCCCTCGGTGGATTGCCCAAGTTCACACGGGGCTACACCTATCGCGACCTCGCGTATGTCGAGTGCGAAGTGACGGAGCTGGCGCGGCAACTGTCGTTGTCGCGCGATGCGTTGGCCGCTGAGAGCAGCAAGCGGCTCGACGCCTTCATGACGAGGCTGCTCGCCACAAAAAAATAAACCAGTCCGGAGAGAGAGATCATGAAGAAGATAGACGACATGCAGGTCGACAACGCGAGCATGGCCGTGCGGCTGACGATCACGAAGGAGGACATTGCCAAGGGCGCGCGGCGCAACGCCAACAGTTGCGCCATCGTCCAGGCCGCGCTGCGGCAGACCAAGGCCACGGCGGGCAAGGCGCACCGCAACGTGTGTTACCTCATGATCGGCGGGAAATGGCTGCGCTTCAAGGTGCCGGCCTATCTGCGGATCGAGCAGATCGCGTTTGACCGCGGCGGAAGGTTCTGGCCCGGCGACTATGTGCTGGAGCCCGTGCCGACCCGCGCGCTCCTCGCCTTGCCCAAGCGCGCGCCCTCATCGCCCGGCGCGCCCAAGCGCCGGCGCGAGAAGCGCACGTTTCATCGGCTCGAAGGCGTGCGCGACACAGCGCACCGCAACGACTGAGGGAGCCAGCCATGCCGAGAGGTATCCCGAACAGTGGCACGCGGTCGAAACGGATCGACCATGAAGTCGGCGTCCCAGAGACGCCGATGATGAAATGGATCCACGCGCGCATCGTCGAGCTGAAGGAGCGCGAGACGGTCGAGCGCAAGCGGTCGAAGACGTTCGCCGTGCTGCTCGGCCTCGCCCAGCGGCACGGCCTCACGCGGGCCGACGTGCACAAGATCGCCAACATGCTGCCGCCCACGCGCGCGACTCGCGGCCGGCCGAAGAAGATCGAGAAAGCGAAGAAGGCGAAGCATCATGAAGTTCAACGATCTGCCGTCGCGAATGGCGGGGCTGCCGATCGACCGGCGCGGGTTCCCCGTGCCGTGGTTCGTGCAGTGGCTGAAGGACGGCAAGGCATGTCGAACGGGCGAGGGTGAGCCCGACTTCCGCATCCTCAATCGCGAACACATGCGGGCGGCGATCAAGTTTCGCCGCTGCGCGATCTGCGGCGACCCGCTCGGGACGCGGATGGCCTTCGCCATCGGCCCCATGTGCGTGGTCAGTCGCGTGAGCGGCGAGCCGCCGAACCACCGCGCGTGTGCCGAGTTCGCCGCGCGGCACTGCCCGTTCATGACCAACCCGAGGATGCGCCGCAACGACAAGGACATGCCCGCCCACGTCAACCTGGGCGGCGTTCAGATCGAGCGCAACCCCGGCGTCACGGCGCTGTGGATCACGCGGAGCTACCAGTCGTTCCGCCCCGACCACGGGGACGACGGCGTGCTGTTCAGGATCGGCCCGGCCGAGCAGGTCGCGTGGTGGGCCGAGGGCCGCGCCGCCACGCGTGCCGAGGTCGTGGCCTCGATCGACAGCGGCCTGCCGGTGTTGCGCGACGTGTCGCGGGCGCAGGGCATCGCCGACGCCGAACTCGAGGTCGATATCGCCACCGCGATGAGTCTCGTGCCGGCCGCCTGATTTGTAACCGAGCCGGGAACGAAATGAACGGGAACGCGTAAATGACGGGCGCGATGAGAGCCATGTTCGCGCACCTGATCGGACATCTGTGCGGCGACCACGCCGAGCAGACGTTCCGCCAACAGGCCGCCGAAAGGAAGCGGATCGTGGACGAGGCCTACGAGAGGATGGCGCAGCGTTATGGCCAGCGATCGGCTGGCCTGTGGCGCAGGATGGCGCTGGCGATGCTGGTGCGGCTGGACGACAGCCCGATCACGGAGACACTGCAACGGCCCGATGGCGACGGCGGGCTACCTCATGGGGATGGCTAGACGGAATTCCGCGAAACTGCCAGATCGGGTTCGGGACTTGGGAGTGAGGAACCGTGGTGGAAACTGACGACGCGCAGATGCTGACGATCGCCGGCCTCGCCCTTTTCGGCGAGCACTGGAAAAACCCGTTGGCCCGGGCGTTGAACATCAAGCGCGACACGCTCGACGACTGGATGCTGCGCGACCTCGCCGTCCCTGCCGGCGTGTGGTCCGACATCTGCAAGATGCTCGACGAGCGCCGGCCCCGCCTCGACGAGGCGGCCACGCTGCTGTCGGCCGGCACCAAATCCCGGACGCAAAAAAATGCCCGCCCCGGTTAAGGGGCGGGCTTCGTAGGATCAATGGCGGAGAGAGAGCGGCAGTCTATCGCAACGGCGGGGCGAAGTCGTCCGCGATTCGAAGGGCAAGCCGGTTCAGCGGTTGTCGGTCGCCGGATCGAGCGCGCGCGCCATCAGCGCATTGACGGCGGCATCCGCTTCCGCCCATTGCGGATCATCCGGCGCCGCTTCGGCGTCGAGGCCCTCGCGGATCCTGGCCCACAGCTCGGCGATGTTGATGCCGGCGGCGATGGCGCGTTCGGCGACAGGCACGAAGGCCAGCGCGATGCTTACGATCGAGAGCATGACGACCTCACGTCTTCGGGACGATGGACTGGAGCGCGGCGACCGATTTCTCGGCGGCCGTGACAAGCGCGCCGAGGGCGGTGCTGTCGGCGGTCAGCGAGCGGGCGGCCTCCTCTGCCGCCTGGGTGCCGGCATCGCCCGCCTTGAGGGCGTTGCGCATGACGTCGACCACGGCCTGCTGCGAGCAGATCGGCGGCGAGGCCGGGCGGCCGCAGCGCGGCGTTTCGATATAGACCACGGCGCCGGTCAGCACGCCCTGGAAGGCGAGCTTCGCGGCATAGGCCCGCTTCTGCAGGTCGACGACGGTATCGGGCTGCAACGGTTTGGTCGGGTTCAACAGCGCGCAGCCGCCGAGTGCGACGGCGGCCGAGAGGACGGCCGCGAGAAGAACGGTTTTCATGTCACTTCCTTTGCGGCCTGAGTACCGATCGGCGGGGCTGCCGACGTGACCTCGACAGGCCCTGTCGCGATCGAGGGGTTGGCGATCGTGGCCGCGGTGCCGACCGACAGGTCGAGCGGGCTGGCCGCTCCGACGAGCACGGCCGGCGCCAGCCGCGCCTCGATCTGGTCGCGCACCGCCGCGAGCCCTTGCGGCGTCGTGGTGTCGATGCCCACGCTCTTGAGCGCATCGGGCGCGCGCGCGATGGCGTAGGCCGCAGCCTGGGCGACGATCTCGCTCTGCACGCCGATGTTGCTGATGTTGAGCGTGGCGACCTTGGCCTGGGCGAGCTGCAGCCCGTTGTTGAGCGCGGCCTCGACGGTGGCCTGCAGCATGGCCGACGACTTGAGCTTGAGCCATTGCGCCAGCTTGGTCGTGAGGAACGTGGCGAGCGCGGCGAGCACCGCGCCGACCAGCGGCCACACGACCTGGTCGAGCAGCGGCTTGAGGTCGACCGTGGTCGCGGGCGCGAGCGTGTTGCCCGCCAACACGATGAAGGCGAGCGTCATGACAAGGCCTGTCCGCTGGGCAGCTCGAACGCCTGCCGCGCCGGGACGCCCGGCCAGCCGAGGTGCGTCCAGCCGGCGTTGTAGTTCTCGAAGATCAGTTGATGGAAAACGATCGGCGACGCGTTGATCCGGCGACAGACCTCGCGCGGGTCGAAGCCGGGAATGATGAAGTCCGCCGCCTGCCCGCTCATGTGCTGGCTGTTCGCGGCGCCGCCGACCGCGAGGTTCACGGCCGGGCTGCGATAGCCGCTGGTGATGATGACCGGCGCGCCGAACAGCGCGCGCACCGGCTCCAGCACCATCTCGCAGAGCAGCTTGAGATTGGCGACGATCTCGGGCGTCGGCAGGTTGTCGACGCGCTGGCTCGTCACGATCATTTCCTCGATCGTGAAGTGAGGCGAGAGGTTCATGCGCCTGGTGCTCCTAGTTCTGCAGCGTTTCGAGAACGAGCGTGAAGGTGCTCGACGCGGTGTGGCCGCCCGCCGTGGTCGAGCGCGCTTCGAGCACGGCAAAGATGTTGCGCGTGCCGCTCGACGGCTCGAAGTTGCATTCGTTGCCGATCGACGGGACGCCCGAGCCCTTCACGATGCCGCCCGCGAACGACAGATCGAGCACGATGTCGGCAGAGCAGATGTAGTTGGACTCGCTGATGCCGCCCGCGAAGTTCGCGCCGTCGCCGTTCGTGAACGTCGGGCTATCCTTCAGCAGATGCGCCCGCACGGTAGCGCCGAGAAAGGTCGCGTCGGTCGACTTCAGCCGGAACCGGCGGACCATGCCGGTCGTGTCGATCGCGCGCGCGACCGGCATGGCCATGGCGACCGACGCGCCGGCAACGCCCTGGGTGAACAGCTGGCCGGAAGCATAGGCCGTCGTCTTGGTCGACTTGGTCAGCGTGCCGCCGACCATCGCCGCGATTCCGCCGACCGTCATCGGGCTGGCCGCCGAGATCGTCGTGCGCTCGCCGCTGAGGACGCGCGAGACCGAGCTCGTCGCGCCGCCCTTGACGAAGCGCGCACTGGCCGAGCCCGACGTGTAGTCGCCAGCGCCAGCGGCCGTCACGCGCCACAGCGCCGGGGCGAGGTTCGAGATCGCGATGGCGTCGTTGGTGTTGAACACGAAATAGTCGATCCACGTCACGCCCGCGTCGAACGACAGTTGCAGTCGCCAGCTGGCGACGAACGTGCCGGTGACGGCGACGGAGAAGCCCGGCGCTTGGCTGCTGCCGTCGAACGGATCGAACACGTCGGACGTGCGGGTCGAGGTGTTGAGCGTCTGGGCGAAGCCCGTCGTGCGCGTGTCGGCCCACGCCGAGGGCGCGAGGAGCGAGAGCGCGAGGGCCAGGATGGCGAGCGCGTGAATGCAACGCTTCATGATCGGGAATCCCTTTAGAGACGGCCGGTGAACAACAGGATGAGCACGACGATCAGCAGCAGGCCGCCGACGCCGATGCCGCCGTGGCCGAAGCCGTAGCCGTAGCCGCGCGGCGACCACGGCCCGGCGCCGCCGAGAATGACCAGGATCAGGATGATCACGAGGATGATGCCCATTTGGTGCCTCCGATTTCAGTTGGTAGGGAGTTCGAATCTCCCCGCCCGTTGTGTTCAGCCGCCGCAGCGCTCACAGCATCAGGATGAGCAGCCCCGTCGCGATCGAGACCGCGGCGAAGACGGCGAGCGCGCGATTGCCGAATTTCTGCTGCGTGATCGCCCGGACCGAAACCAGCCCCGCCGCAAAGAGGGCGAACGACGCCAGCGCCAGCACGATGCCGACTCCCGGACCGTTCCAGCTCCACCAACCAAGCCTCACGCCCACCATCACGATAAAAATTGTCGAGAGCGCCGACCACCCGACGGCACGGTCGGGCATGACCCGCGTGGCCAACGACGGCGTCGGCGCGGGAACAAAGACGCGGGACCAGGCGACCGCCGCCGCCATGATGTAGAGCGCCGCCGCCATGCCGGCCGCAACGGCGACAGTCCTGTCAATCATTGGTCCCTGCCCCGTTTATTTCGTCGGCCATGGGCTGAACGCTGGCGGCGAGCGCTGTCGACATTCGCCCGATCGCTTTGACGGCAATGACGAGGGTGGCCTTGAGCCGCTGTCGGCCCAAGATCGCCTCGATCCGGGTATAGGTCGTGTCGGTCTGCACCTGGGCGAGTTCGCGTTCGAGGCGATCGATGCGGCGGTCGGACTCGTCCGGGTCGGTCATCGGGCGTCACCCCTCATGAGCTTGGCATTCGCCGCGTCGGACCGATCCAGTGCGGCGGTCATCGCCGTTGCGACGCTGGCCAGTTGCTTGTCCATGGCGAGACGCTCTGCCTGCTCGCCTTTGGTTTCCCGCGCGAAGGCGACGGCATCCATCAGCATGCTCTCGACCTTGCCCCGCAGGGCTTCGTTGCGGGCCTCGAGCTTGTCGACGATCGCCTGCTGGCGGGCATCCCTCGCCAGCCGGTCGTCCCGCCAGCTTTTGAATAGCCACGCGATGCCGCTGAGGATCGCCGTTGATCCGAGAACGGTCGCCACCAACTCCGTCAACCAGCCCGGCATCGAATCGCCCTCATGGTTGCGGCGGCAAATGCGCTCGCGCTGATTATGTCGTGAGTCTTTGCAACTCGGCGTTGGACACGCGGAAGGGGAAATAGCTGAAGGCCTTGAACGAGGCCGAGCCGGTGATGCCGGAACCGACCGCACCGAACCTGAGCATCGTGATCGCGCTCGGCACGGTGCCGGCAACGTCGGCAGTCACCGTCGAACCGCCCAGCACCGTCGCAAAGCTGTTGGCGGCCCACGCCATGGCGCACTTGTACAGCGCGCCGACGCCCGGCCCGACGCCCGCCGTTCCGGCTGTGGTCATGTTGGCTTGCGTCGCCGCGCCGTCCGTGACTGTGCCGAGGACCTGCGTCGCCGCCGTGTTCTGGCCGAGCTGGATGCGGTTGGCGTTGCTTCCGTCCGACGCCGCCATGATGCCGAGCGCGTTGGTCGAGTTCGGGTAGAGCTCGACGACGAAAGAGCCGGCCGTCGCGCTCCAGCCAGGACAGGGCACCGGGATAGAGAGCGTGTCGAGGGTGCGGTCGAAGGACCCGTCCACATCGGTTGGCGACGACGGCATTTGCAGCGTTCCGGCTTGGGCGACCCGCGCAAAATCAACCGCAATCGCGTCGCCGCTCGTGGCGAGCCGGAAGCCGACGATTGGATTGACGAGCACTTGGAATGGGCAGCCGAACGTGAGGTAAGCTGCGGTCGGGACGATCGGCGTCCACGTCGCGCCGTTGTCCTGTGTCATCTCGACAACGCCAACGCCGACCAGACGCTTGACCAGCGCCGCCGTTATCGTGTTGACGCTGCCGGAAGTGATGCTTTGCAGGCACGTCGCGCCGGCGCCGGTCGCCGTCAGGCTCGACGCCGCACCGGCCACGCCATCGGCGCCCACCTGATCCTTCGCCGCCGTGCAGTCGGTCTTGACCCAATCGACATGGGTCAGGTCGCGCTTGCCATTGCCCTTTAAGGTCGTGCCCTGCTCGATGACCAGTCCGCGCTTGCCGTTTGCGTCATGGTCGAACACCGGGACGTTGCTGCGGTTCTCCTTGGTCCATAGACCCGCCGCGTTCGATTGGTACCACTTGGGGCCAGACGTGAATGAGCCACCGAGGGATGCAAGCCACGACTCGAACGAAGGCGTCGCCCGGCCGGCACCCCAATAACGACCGTTGAAAAAATCGGCGTGAATCGCGGCCGGCACGCCACCCGAACGCGGCACCCAGGGCGGCGCCCCGGACGACAGGATTGCCGCTCGCGTGGACGGCGCTTGGGCGCGCGCGGTCGCCGCCAGTCCGACAGCGGCACCGAAGCCGAATCCAAACGATCGGCGCGAGAGGAGCGACTTCATCGTCATGTCATGGGTCCCGGTAGAGCACGACGGCGCTGCCGCGCGGGGGCGTGACGCTGTTGTCGGACGCGAGTGTCTTGACGCCCGCCGAGACGGCAGTACCGAACGGGTCTTTGTAGGCGAAGCCGTCGCTCGGCACGGTGAAGGTGCACGAGCCCGTCGCGGAGGGCCACACGACAACCATTCCGTATTGAAAGCGGCGCTGGTAGCAGCCGCCGCCGGAGTTGGGCTCGCCGGCCGTCGGTGGCGGCTCGAGCCATGTGCCGAGCGAGACGTGGAAGGGCGCCGGGTATGGAACGTACACGCCGGCATCGCGGGTCCCGACCCCCGTCCCGTTCTGCATTTCAAAGTAGGTGTATTCTCCCCGCACGAGATAATAGTTCGCGAGCGCGTAGAGGATTTCAGGCGGCTGCGCTTCGGCTGCCGATCGCCGGCAGAGATAGTTGAAGATCTGGACGTTCTGCTTATCCCAGAGGCGCCCGGCATATTTCAATGCCGCGTACCAATCCTCGGTGCTCGTCAATCCCTCGACAAACTCCGTGTTGGTGGTTCCCGCCGTGCACGCGCGGAGGAACATCGACTCGCGCAGGCAAGCATCGCCGGCCATGCAAAGCTCGACGCTCTCTGAGATGTCGTATTTGATCAACTTTGCGTTGAGCCAGGTTCGGACGCCGATCGCATGCAGATGGGCGCGGAGATACAGCGCCCACGAGATCATTTCGGCCGACCACGCCGGGTCGTCATCGTTGCCGCTGTATCTGGGCGTCCATGTCCCGCCGCAAGCCGGCCGCCCCGAGGGGCAGCCCGGCACGGCGCCAGCGTAGCGGCCGACGATGTTGTTGCCGTTGGACGTGGCGATGTTGTCGACCCCTACGTACTGGAAACCGTTAAGCACGCCCCTCACGCCCGGCGTGCTCAAGCCGCCGACCCGCGTCGGGTCTTTGACGTATTGCAGCATGTACTCGCGCACGGCTTCGTTGCCGATGTCGATGCCTTCCAGATTGCCCGAGCCGCCTGTGCTCGCCGTGCCCTTGGCTGCAAGCCCGAGCACCGTGCTCACGCCCGGGTTGTCGGGGAGCGGATAGGTGAATGTCGTGGTGTTTATTACCGTCGCCGTAAACGTGCCGTTGAAGCCGTCCGGGGCGTTGCCACTGATGCCGATCACCATTGCCGTGGTCAGGCCGTGCGCCGTCGCCGTGACGACGGTCACGGTGCCGTCCGACCAGCTGATCGAGCTGATCGCGGTGCCGGCATAGACCAGCCAATCAGGCTGATGATCGTAAAACCATTTCAGGTCGTGCGGGTTGGCTGCCGTGGCAATGCTGGTCACCCCCGGGGTTGTGTTCGCGCCCGGGTTGTCGGGGAGCGGATAGGTGAATGTCGTGGTGTTTATTACCGTCGCCGTAAACGTGCCGTTGTAGGCGGGCGGGACACTCCCGATGACGCTGGCCACGCGACCCGTGGTCAGGCCGTGCGCCGTCGCCGTGACGACGGTCACGGTGCCGTTCGACCAGCTGATCGAGCTGATCGCCGGACTGGTTTTTGACAGCGGGTCGCGGCAGCAGGGAATGTAGAAGCTGCTGCCGCAGCCGGGACATGGCGGCACGGCCCACCCCATGATCCGAGTGCCGATCAGAACCGACAAGTCGGGGATCAAGGCCGCGCCGTTCTGCACGAACTGAATCTCGCTCGCGGTCGCCGTTGGTGAGAAGAGGTTGTCTTGCGCCTGCGCGCCGCCGGCGAGGAGCAGCAAGAAGAGGGCGAGCCATCGCGTCATCAGTTCACCAATCCGGCGAAGTTGACCGAGAAGGCGAGCGCCCTGCCGGCCAGGACGCTTGTGGTATCGAAGGCGGTCGGCGGGCTGTTGATGCGGTTGATCGACAGGTTGAGTCGGTTGCCGATCATGCGGATATGGGCGCCCGTCGTGCCCTCCGGCCATGGCGAGAAGCCATCCACCTGGTACATGCTGAACGTCGAGTAGGTCAGGCCGATCACCGGGAAGTTGTAGACGCCGAGAGGGCCGGTGGCCGCCGCCGTGAACGGGGCGGGCGTGCCCTCGACGCGCATGGTGCCGATGTAGAACGGGCCGAGCCGGTAGATTTTGCCGACGATGGTGAAAGCCGCCGCGTTCCAGTCGCCGAGGGTCTCGGGCCGGAACGTCAGGCCGGCGGTCGCGAGGTCGATCATCTGCGGTGCCGAGCCGAACAGGGCATCGCCGATCGCGGCGATGTCGACATAGACCGTTTTGTCGCGAGGGCGGCGGTAGAGAGGCGGCGCCACGGGGACCGGAGTGGCGTCCGACATATAAAGGCCCGGCGCAATGGGCGTGTAGGTGATGATGCCTCCGGCGTTGATCAGCGCCGAAATGTTGTCAGCCAGCGGGTAGATCGACTCGCCCGAACTCGGGTAGACGCCGACGTCGAATTCAGTCGGATTGATATTGATGATCGTATGCGGCCTGTCGCCCGCCGCACCCGTCGCCGACGGCAGCACGACGGCGCCGCCCAGCGTCGTGGTCCCGTCGATGACATGGCACAGCTTGTCCGCGGCGAGCGTTGCCGCCGTGCCCTGCGAATTGCCGGCCGCCACGATACCGAACTCAGTCCAGCCGATGCCGTCGTTGGAGGCCGCCAGCGCCAAGGGCGCGATGAAGACGTCCTTGAGCCCGGCTGGAAAATCGATCGGCGCGCCGGTTGGGCTGTCGATGAGTTCGACGAACGTCAGAACATCGGCGGCATAGGAATAGATGGCCGCCTGCCACTGCCCGCCGCCGCGATCGATTACCATTGCCTCTGTCGTGTCGCCGTCCGACAGAACAGCCGAGAACGCGCGATAGGGACTCACGGGCGCGCCGGTCAGCGTCAGGGCCGTTGCGCCAGCCGACGTGCCGGTTTGCTTGACCATATTCGCGAGCTTGTGCGCCATCGTCATTCACTCCAGCCGCGCAAAGAAAAGGCGGCCCGAGGCCGCCGGTATCGTCAGAAGGAAAGCGGACGGTCAGTCGTCCCGGCCGCGGCGGTCGATCCAGCCCAGTGTGGCGATGCGAATGGCATCCTCGGCGCCGGCATTGCTGCAGCGCGTGCGGATTTGCGCAGAGGTGTTGGTGCGCACCATGATTTGCGTTCCGCCCAGCTGTGTGCCGCTGCCCGGATACAGGCTCACCAACGGAGCGGCGGTGGGGCTCGGCGCCTCATCTGCCGCCGCCAGATCGCTGAGATAGGTCGCGAACGGATTCGTGTTCTGCAGGTTCATCAGATTGAGCACAGCCATCACGGAGATGCCGCGCGCCACGGTAAGCCCGCGCGTCACCGCGAAATTGCCCGGGTTGGTGACGTCAACGTCCAGGATCGAATTCACCCATCGGAAATAGTCACCGTCCTGAATGAACCCTATCCATTGCGCAGAGCCATCGGTCTTCATCGAGCCGACTCGCCGCTTCAGCGTGTAGCTGGCCGGCATCGTCGGTGCCGTCGCCGATGTCGAGAGCAAAACATCGACCACGTTGGTGTCGACGCGCTTGATCAGCCAGACGTGATACCAGGTGTTGTTGGCGATCGCGCCGGTATCGAGCGCGCCGTTGCCGGAGCCGACCACCCACGCGCTCGCCGTCTTGGTGTAGGCCGACGCCAGCGCCATCATGTCCGTGTTGGTGCTGTCCGCCGCCACGCCAGCCGCAATCCCGAAAGTCGCGGTGCTGCCCGCCGCCGAGAGCGTGAGCCCGGCGAGATAGGAGCGAACCACCTGGACGGCCGGCACATTGTAGCTGGTCAGCCACATATCGGCCGCCGCATTCCACCGGACTGTGAACAGGATGCCGCCCGCGATCGTCTTCGTCACGCCATCGGCGCCGCCGTCGATGCCGTCGCCGGCGTCTGGCGTGAGAACGATGCCGTTGGCGTCGCCGAGGCCCTTCATCTCGAGGGCATAGCCGTCCTTCGCCGTGGCGCTCGCCGGCAGGGTCGCCGTGCGCGCGCCGCCTGAGGTGCTGAAGGTGAAGGAGCCGCCGACGTCGGCCGCGGCGAACACCTTGTTGGCCGCGCCGACGGCCGTCGAGGTGCGGCGATTGTCGGGGAAGTAGAGCGCCTTCACGGCATCGTAGAGGCCGGTGCGGATGTCGGCGCTGCCGTTGTACAGATTGTCGAGCCAGGAGACGGCGAGGCCGGGCGTGCGGTCCCACCAACGGCCGCCCTGGCGCACCCACCACGGCCGCAACGTCGCGAGATTGCCCGCCAGCAAGCCGGCCTCGGCGTCGGCCGAGGCGATCGAGAACACGTATTTGACGTCAGTGCTCTGCCAGTCGATCGCCGAACCGGCGTTGCTCGACTTCAGGATCGTGGCGCGGGTCAGCGTGCGCGGCGGGCCGATGGTCAGAACCCCCTTGACCATCTCCCATTTCGCCTTGTCCGCCGTCTGGACCTGATAGACCACGTCGCCGCCGCCGGGAAATCCCTGCGCGAACGAGAGCCCGCTGAACACGGCTCCGGTCAGCGTGTAGGTGCCGGTCCCCGTGGTCGACGAGGACTCGATGACGCCGTCTGAAAACATGGTGACCTCAGAGCTTTTCGATCAGGGAGGCGGAGAAGCCCCAGGTCTGGTCGGCGCCATCCCACAGCGGCTGCGCCTTGAAGACGGCGCGGCCGGTGAACAGCGCCTGCATCGACCAGCGGTGAAAGCGTGTCGTCGCCGAGGGATCGAGGCACACGATGACGTCGCCGGCCTGCCCGCGAAGCCGGCTGAGCTCCATGGCGTAGTCGTGCACGTCGTCCTGGTTGGCGGCGCTGAACGAGAGATCGAACTGGCGCTGCGCCCACGGACGCGGGTCGGTGAAGGTCTGCCCGTAGGCGTTCGGCTCCTGCACATCGAGCGGCACGAAGCCGAGGGCCGGGTCGAGGTCGATGTTCATGGCGGGCTGCCACGCCCGTCCGGCCGCGATGCGTCCGAACTCGAGATAGCCGGCCGGGTTGGCGGGGTCGGCGAAATCGAGCCGGGCGTAGCGATACGCCATGCCGTTGACGGCCCGCGCGAGCGAAAGCTCATGCGGCCAGTCGGGATCGGCGTGCTTGCCGCTGGACGGCCACAGCGAGACGACGCCGCTGTCGACCGACGGCGCGGCCGTGAGGCCCGGCACCGTCGCCGCGAGGCGCAGCCGGACCGTGCCGGCGGCGGTGGCGTTGTGGGCGACGATGGCGGCGGTGTCCACGACCGCGGCGGCGCCGAAGTCGATGACGAGGGACTCGGCGGCGCATCCCGTGGTCCGCCACACCTTGGTCGGCTCGGGATTTTTCACGAACGTCGCCGGCAGCGAGCCGACTTCGCTCGATGCCGTCAGTGTCGCCAGATCGCTGAGGCGGGGCGACAGGAAGAGGATCTTCTCCATGCCGCTCAACCCCACAATTCCAGAAGCGTGCTTCGGTTCGACGCGAACGAAATCCCGACACAGATGAACTTGCGCGCGGCCCCCCAGCCGTAGCGGGGGAAGTTGTTGACCTGCACGACGCGGCCGAGAAGGTTGGCGAACGGATCGCACGGCACCGGGATCGCCCAGCGCTCGCGGCGGACGCTCATCAGAACCTGTTCGCGAGATGCCTCGGCCAGCGCGTCGACTTCATCGCGATAGGCGCCGGGCACCGCGACCGCCGCCGAGGTCGGCCACACGCTCGGGATCGAACCGGACACCGCCGACGCAATGCGCGCCGGCTGCGACCAGACCATCGCGTCGGCGAGATCGACTGAACCCGCCAGCCGCGAGGCGTCCTGGATGGTGTAGTTGCGCTGCCAGGTGACGTAGGTCGCGCGGCGCGGCGCGATGTAGCTGTCGAGTTGCGACGGCGCGCCGCCGAAGTCCTCCGGATAGTCGATCGTCAGCGCCGGCGCATCGGTCGGTTCGCGCATGTAGCCGATGGCGAGCTTGCCATCGAGCCGCATCGTCCACCAACCGAGCGTGCCGGCCATGACCTCGTCGAGGGCCTCGGCCTTGGTGACCGCGTCGCGCCAGTAGAAGCCCACGGGCGCGGAGCGTTCCGCCTCGAAGCTGCCGAACGACGCCGTGTCGATCTGCGATTCCGAAAGCCGCACGGTGCCCCGGCCGCAGGCGATGCGGCGCGCGATCGTGCCGATGGTCGTTGGCGCGGCGAGGCCGCCGATGGTGTCGGCGTCGCCGCGAAAGTCGACGGTCACGATGAAGACCGGCTGGCTGCCGAGACGCATCAAGCCCTCGGCGAGACAGGTCGCGAAGTGGCCGGCCGGCACCGTCGCGGCGGCCAGCGCGGCGTAGGCCGGATAGTCGGCGTCGAAGGCGAGCGGCGCGCCGCCGTCGCGCACCGCATCGACGCCCGCGATCGAGGAGCACGACAGCGCGTAGAGCAGGAGCAGCGCGTTCACGGGCGCCGGCTCGGCGTTGCGCACCGCGCCGACGCCGTAGGGCTTCATGACCCCGGCCATCATGGCGTCACCATCGGCGCCGCCGGCGCCGCCGAAGCGGTAGCCATGCAGCTCGGCCTGGTCGAGGGGCCGGCCGAGATCGCGCAGCCTGATTTCTTTTTTGCGCTGATCGTAGAGCAGGCCGGCCGTCGACATCCGGGCGCTGACTTCGTAGCTGTCGAAGCGCGCCAGCGGCGGGCCGCGCAGGATATCAAGCGCGGCGCCGTCCCATGCGAGAGCGACGAGGTTGTCGAGTTCGCCATCGGGGTCCGGCAGGATGATCGCGCCGAAGCCGCCGCCGCCGCGCGGTGAAGGCTCGATGCCGTCGAACAGCCTGGTCTGGAAATTGAGCGGCATCAGCTTGCCGGGCACGTACAGGTTAGACGGCGTGTCGTCCGGCGCCGAGGACCGGCCGAGTGACGCCGCCGGATAAATCGTGGCGACCGACCCCGCGAAGTCGATCTGGAAGCCCCTGGGGACGTCGAGGAAGCCGGCCGGATAGGGCGGCCCCTGGATGGTGGAGACGACGTCGGGATCGACCAGCGAGGCCCGCAGCAGGATGGCGAGGCCACGCGAGGACTGGATGTCGATGACGCCGACGCCGACGTCGATCGCGAACTGACCCAAGGTCGGCACGTCGAGGCTTCCCGCCGGCCCCGGCAAGCCGGTCAGGTAGATCACGCTGGCCATGGCGATCAGGCCGCGCGGCCGGTGACGTAGCGCTGCAGCAGGTCGCGCAGCTGCGCGTTCTCGCGGCGATCTTCTTCCCGCCCTGCAGCCATGTCCTGCACCATCGCCGTGAGCTGTGCGATCTGCTGGCCGGTCGCGGTCTGCTGCGATGGCGTGGTCGACCCTGTGGGCGCGGCGCCACCGCCGGTGAGCGTGATCGCCATTTCCTGAAGCGCCGAACGGATCTGCTCGGCCAGCGCCTGATATTCCGGTGACGACGCGAAGCTCTGCCGGGCGACCCCGAGGTAGGACTCCGCGTAGCCCGAGAGGTTGGTGATGGCGTTGGCGTCGCCCGCGCGCGCCTGGGCGAGCGCGGCATCGTAGGCCGCCTTGGTGCCGCTGAGCTGCAGGGTGGGCGAGGCGTTGGCGAGATCGCCGTAGGTCAGGCGATCAATCAGCGCCTGCAGGTTGGTGATGCTGCCCTGGTAGAACTGATCGCGGAGCGCGGCTTCCTTGTTGGTGTAGTAGGTCGCGATCCGGTCCATGTCGACGTAGACGTCTTTGACGTTGTCGCGGATGTACTCGGCGGACGCCATCGCCGATTCGCGCTCGTCCGCCAGCGCCCGCATCTGCACCGCCAGCGGGTCGAGCATCGAGTCGATGAAATCCTGCGCCGAGCGCGTGCTCTGTTTCTTGAGCGCGTCATTGATCGGGTCGAGCGAGAGGCCGGCTTCCGCGGCGAAGTTCTTGAGATCGTCGAAGCTGGCGCTGATCTGGTCGAGCGCATCCTTCGCCGGGTTGATCGCCTTGCCGAGCTTGTCGTAAGCGACGCCGAGCGACACGACGCGGTCGAGGTCTTCGCTCGTGATCGGGTTGATCTTTTCGAGGCCGGCCTTCAGTCCCTCGCCCGCTCCAGAGACGCCGCCGCGCAGCACGTTGGCTTTGAAGACCTGGGCCAGCAGGTATTCGCCGGCCGCCTGCGCGTCCCTGCTGCTGTCGTTGTAGGTCAGCTGTTCGGTGCCGCCGCCGGGCAGGGTGAGCGCGGTCTGCGTGTAGGCGCGATCCTGCCACTCCTGGCCGTTCAGCGTGTGATCCATGCCACTGGCAAGCTCGCCGCCGTAGAGATTGCCCGGCACGGCGCTGAGGCCGGCGGCACGGAACGCCTTCTGCAGATTGGTCCCGATGGCGCGGGCGCCGGCCGTCATGGCGCTGCCGGCGCCAAGAGAGCCGCCGCCGTACTGGTAGCTCGAGCCTCCGTCCGAATAGAAGTTGCCCATGCCGTAGGCGAGCGCGGGCTGCGGCGGGATCTTGGGGCCGCCGCCGAACAGGCCGGGAATGACGCTCGACAGCAGGCTGACGATGGGGCCGACGATCTGCGCGCCGGGGATCGGCAGCATGGTGATGATGCCGCCGGCGATCTGGCCGATGCTGCCGATCGTGCCGGCCGTGTCCTGGCCGCCTTTCAGCAGGCCGTAGGCGCCCATGCCAATGGATGCAGCAGCGCCGAGGCCCTGGCCGATCGACGGCCCCGCGCCCGAGAACATGCCGGCCGATGGGCTGGGCGGGCCGTAGAACGGCGAGCCGGTCAATCCCGCCGAGCCCATGCCGCCATAGATCGGCTGCTGCATGAAGCTGTTGAGGCCGCTGAACTGCCGCCCCAGCCAGCCGC